TGTACTCTTCCGGATATGCTTTGTTCGAAAGTACCAAAAAATAACTCCCTTTACTAATTCTTCTATTTCCCCGGAGTGGTTTTCAAACCTAAAACTGGGTTTGAAGTATAGGGTAACTATTATGGAAAGAGAGGTAAGTATGCACGCTGAAGTACAAGACCACTTCACAGGTCTACTAAAGTGGCTATTATCTCCTGAAGTTCTGTCACAGATTGGACTATACTTCGGTATTGGAGCATCCATTATCGGTTTTTCTACAAGAGCCTTTAAAAAGCTATGGGCAAGATTGGAGGCTAAGCAGAATGAAGAGATCGAAGGGATTAAAAATTCTATTAGAGCATTGACCATAAGTGTTGATGAGATGCGAAAGACGCAAGAACTGGACTTTCTGCGGTTACAAATAATTACAGGGATCCATTCCGGGCGTCTGTCTAATAACGAGATACTAATGATGTATGATACCTACTCACAAAAGGGTGGTAACTCATATGTCAGTCGTATAGTTAACGATTATGTTGACGAGAATAATATCAAGGAAGAAGGAAAACGCAATGCTAGAAAACGTAATTAATTTGTTGGTCGCACTTAGTGTACTATTACCAATCGTAATCGAGTTGGTTAAATACATTGGAGCGTTAACTAACAACAAGAAAGTTTTGACTCTTGCGGAACGTGCGATGATTATCGTTTCTTCACTTGATTCCTTAGGTATCGCGAACGAGGCTAAGAAACAAGAAGCTCTCGGTAAACTTACAAACTTCGCTAACGAGGTTGGTATCAATTTATCAATCACACAAGCAGAGGATTATGTTGAGAGCGCTGTCCAAGCTTTGCGCAGACTTCAGGGTGAAGTGAAGCCAAAATCGGAGGTGTCTAACAATGCCCCGAAGAAGAAATGAAACGGACGACATCCGTCAAGCTTTAACTCCAGAAGGAAGAATGCTAAAGCTAACAAAAAAGGCATTCGATCTGGCAGAAAGACAACTAGACGATGGTACTATCGCGCCAAGTACGTTAAACGCGTTACTCAAGTACGGTACTGTCGAGAATGAACTCCAGTTGGAGAGTTTGAGAACGAAGAACAAACTAGATAGTTCTCGTGTCTCATTAATTGATAGCGAAGTAAAAGGAAAGGGTGATAGCCAGGAAGTTATAAATGCTATCCGTGGTTATATGCCGTCAGAGGAATTGTGATGAGTGATAGAAGTATGTTTGAAGATCTTTCTTACAAGAAACTATTAACCTTAGACAGCTTTGGAGATCGACTCAATTACCTATCGTTATTCAAACGTGGGTATAGATCACCAAGACACATGTCAAATCCATTCTACAAGTCTAGGATTTGGCGTGATCTACGAGAAGAAATCATAGCACGAGATCTAGGATACGATCTTGGAGTACCCGGTATTCAAATACCAAGGAAAGAAGATATTATCGTCCACCATATGATTCCTATCGAGGAAGACGACATATTGGAATGGCGAGAAGACATCTTACTCAACCCTGATTTTCTAATAACAACTTCTAGAACCACCCATAACATAATCCACTATGGCGATAGATCCCAATCTGTACTTATCGAACGCCAACCAGGAGATACTAAATTATGGTGAGGTAAGTATATGTCTAAAATTTTAGACGATGTTAAAACAACATTGGATTTTGCCTCCGAAGAAGATACAGGATTCGACTCTAGATTACTTTTAGAGATCGATGGAGCATTAGGTACATTATCACAACTTACAAATGTCCATCCAGAAGTCGAAGTAACAAAAGAAACCGAATGGGATCAATTGTTACATTCTTCAGACAAACATTTATTGAGATTAGTTAAGCAATTTATCTATATCTCCGTGAGACTTGTATTCGATCCTCCCGCAGGTTCTGTATTAACAACCTTGACGACCAGTCTAAACAACTTGTCGCATAGGATTATTATTCAGAAGGAGGTATACAATGCAAAACCAGAATGAATTGGTTTCAGTAGATTCTTCTTCAGATTTTATCGAACACTTTGGTGTAAAAGGTATGAAATGGGGCTTTAGAAAACGTCGAAATGCTAAAGCTAGTGCTCGACGTCGAGCAAAAAACTCGGCTAAGACCCATGCAAAATGGAAAAAGAAATATCAGAACCGATCATCTATGACCGACAAAGATATTCGTAGAGCGACTGAAAGATTGCGGTTAGAAAACGACTTTGCAGAACAAATCAAACGTAGCAGACAAGTTACTATGAAACCTGCTAATAAAGATAGCTTCTTCCGTGATATCGCTAAGTCTGTTGCTGGTTCCGCTACCCAAAGTACTGTTAAGAAATCCATTGATTATGGATTTAAGAACGTCGTAGGTAAATAGAAGAATTAGTAAAGGGAGTTATTTTTTGGTACTTTCGAACAAAGCATATCCGGAAGAGTACATGAAGTTTAAGGAGCAAGTTCTTAGAGGTGAAATTCCGGTCAATCGGATGGTATCACTGGAAATGAACCGTATCGATTTCTTAATCGAGTCACCGGATTATTACTATGATAGTAAAGCGATTGAGGGCTTTGTAAGATTTTGCGAAAATGAAATGACCCTCACCGACGGTAGTGACGTAACTCTTCTGCCGTCGTTTAAACTATGGGCCGAATGTGCCCTCGCATGGTTTTACATCTCAGAAGACAAAGTTTACAATCCTAAACTAGGTAAATGGGAGATAAAATCAAAATTTAAGCGACTTGTCAATAAACAATTTCTAATTGTTGGACGGGGAGCCGCGAAGTCGATGTATTCTACGTACATGCAAGCTTACATGTTACTGATAGATACAGCAACAACACACCAAATCGTCTGTGCACCTACAATGAAACAGGCCGAGGAAATTATGGGTCCATTCAGAACGGCTTTAAGTCGAGCTAAAGGCCCAATGATTCGGTATATGGTTCAAGGATCTAAGATGACTGGGAATCTTACCCAGAAACAGTTGCTAGCATCAACCAAGAAAGGTGTGGAGAACTTCGCAACAAACAGTTTGTTAGAGATTCGCCCAATGTCGGTCGATAAACTTCAAGGATTACGTTGTAAGTATGCAGCGGTTGACGAATGGCTATCCGGAGAAGTTCGAGATAATGTTATCGGCGCGATTGAACAGGGCGCATCTAAGAACGACAACTACCTAATAATAGCCACATCATCCGAAGGTACAGCCCGGGACGGTGTTGGTGATACAATCAAAATGGAGCTAACTGACATACTAGAAGGTCGGTATTTCAACCCTCACGTATCGATCTGGTACTACAGACTTGATGACGTTCGTGAGGTGGCCCATCCAGAGACATGGCTCAAGGCCAATCCGAACCTGGGAGCAACTGTTAGCTATGAGACTTATAGACGAGAAGTGGAACGAGCAGAGACTCAACCATCAACTCGTGCTGATACTCTGGCTAAACGTTTTGGAATACCGGTTGAGGGATACACTTACTTCTTCGTTTACGAAGAGACTATTCCTCATAGACCTCAAAACTTCGATGGACTGGAATGCGCAATGGGAGGAGACCTTTCGCAAGGTGATGACTTCTGTGCGTTTACATTCTTATTCCCATTGGGCCGTGGTAGATTTGGTGTTAAGACCAGATCCTATGTATGTGAGTCCAAGCTTAAGAAATTGACTTCTGCAATGCGCAATAAGTACGACACTTTCATTGACGAAGGTACACTTATTGTCATGCCGGACGTTGTATTAGATATGAATAAGGTATACGACGATCTAACAAACTTTATTTATAGACATAACTACGTTGTTTACTCATTTGGTTTCGACCCATATAATGCTCGAGAATTTGTTGAGCGTTGGTCTAGAGATAACGGTGAGTATGGCGTAGAAAAGATTATCCAAGGATCTCGTACGGAATCTGTACCTATGGGTGAGTTGAAGAACTTGGCTATGGAACGTCAATTAATATTTGACGAAGAGCTCATGAAGTTTGCGATGGGTAATGCTGTTGCTATTCAGGATAATAACGGTAACTACAAGTTATCGAAACGAAGATCTGATGAAAAGATCGATAACGTAGCCGCACTGATCGACGCATGGGTAGCGTTTAAACGCAACATGGATCTATACGCGGCTTAGAGAGGCCAATATGAGTATTTTTACCGATGGATTGACTCATGCTTGGGCTATGTTTTCACGAACACAATCCTCCTCAAATCTTGTTGAGACTGACGAACCATTTCAATTGTCTTTGGAACCCCGTGCATTGAGTCCTAACACTTCTATTCCGGGTCGTTCCTTTAGTCGTTCGTCGATTGCATCAATGATCTTTAACCGTATTGCTATGGACGCCGCTATGGTTAAATTCCAACACGTCAAGTTAGCTCCTGATGGTGAGAACCAAGAGGTGCAAAAGAACTCGGCGTTGCAGAGACTGTTTGATGTCGAGATGAACCTCGACCAATCTTCAACCGACTTCTTCCACGATTTAGTGTATTCGCTATTTGACGATGGAGTAGTTGCAGCAGTCCCATTGGAAGCAACCGTAGATCCATCTAAATCTGATTCGTATGACATCAAGTCAATGCGTGTCGGTAAGATTCTAGAATGGTATCCAACAAAGATACGTGTTAAAATTTATAACGAGGAAAAAGGAAACTTCTCTGAGATTATTGTACCAAAGAAAATGTGTGCGATTATCGAGAATCCTTTGGCAAACATCGTAGGTTCTGAAAACCCAACGATGGCTCGTTTATTACAGAAGTTAGCTGTTTTAGATGCTCATGACCGAGAGGCTATTGCTAATAAGTGGAACATGATTCTACAATTACCAGTACCTGTCCGCAATGACATCAAGCGTAAAGAAGCCGACGCTCGTATTCAAGATATTGAAGAACAGTTATCGAAATCTTCAACTGGTATTGCATATGTTGCAGCCGACGAAAAGATTACTCAGTTAAATAGACCAATCAACACCAACCTTATGGAAGAGATTAAATACTTAACTGAAGAATTACTTTCACAAATTGGTTTGACCAAAGCCGTATTTGACGGTACCGCTAATGCTGAACAAATGCAAAACTATTATACACGTACGATTGATCCAATTGTAACGCGTATTCAAGAAGAGTTCCAACGAAAATTTATCACAAAGACTGGCTATACGCAAGGACACCGGATTGTTACTTATAACGATCCATTCAAGCTTGTTCCGACAAGTCAACTTGCGACAATTGGTGATTCATTGCTTCGTAACCGTATTCTTACCTCAAACGAGTTTCGTGCGGTTATCGGTTATGGTCCAATCGCGGATCCTATGGCTGATCAATTGTATAATCCAAACATTGCTGATAATAATCAAGATGTTTCTGTACCTGGGTCGGTCGCGTCCCCTGAAGAAGGTCAAGGTATGGATCCCTCACAAATGGATCCTGACGGCTATCAACAATACCTAGACTACATTCAAAATGGCGGCGAATAATTGATGGAGGTTAATCGTATAATGGGAAAACATCCTAAGTATGATTTCGCGGGTTACGTAACCCGAAATGACATGCGTTGTACAGACGGTGTCACCATCCGTCATGGAGCCTTCAGAGAAAATGATGGTAAGCGAGTACCTCTGGTTTGGTCACACGACCCGAGCACTCCAGAAAACATCATTGGACATGTTGAGCTACAACATGCGGATGAAGGTGTTTACGGCCGAGGATATTTCAACAATAGCCAGAAAGCCCAAAACGCCAAGGAACTTGTACAACATGGTGATATCATGCATATGTCTATTGGGGCTAACCGTATTAAGCGGACTCCAGCAAATGACGTAATTCATGGTAACATCTATGAAGTATCGCTAGTGCTCGCAGGAGCAAATCCTGGAGCAGTCATCACTGAAGTGTTACAGCACTCAGAGAACCCAGACGAAGGAGAAGTTATTTTAATGGAAAGTAACGAACTTATTCACTCAGCAAGCGACGTCTTGGTTGGTAATGATCGTGTAAGTCTATTCGATCGCATCCAGCACGCCGACGAAGGAACTGAGAGCGAAGTTCTTGATGAAGTTTTAGGAACTTTGAACGAAGACCAACAAGAAGCAGTAGCTATCTTGACTGAAGCTGCAGCAAATGCTGCCCTCGAAGCACATGAAGCATCTGTTGCCGAAGAATTTGATGACGCAGTAGACGCTCGTGTTGACGAAATTCTTGAAGAAATCGCAGCAGAAGCTGACGAAGAAGATGACGATGATGAAATCGAACAATCTGACAATGGAGGAACTTTGATGCACTACAACGCATTTGAACAAAACACAAACAACAATGAAGAGATCCGTCACTCGTTGACTGAAGCAATGCAAACTGCCCAAAGCCGTGGTCTCAAACTAAGTAACATTCTTTCTGAACTTGATGGTGGGGATGTTCTTAAACACTCAATGAACAACATCGATAAGTTGTTCCCTGACCACCAACTTCAAGGTGGGGTACAAGTAATCTACTCACCAAACACTGCGACAGAACATATCTTGTCTCGTGTAACTAAAGTGCCTACAGCATTTGTTAAGTCTATCATGACTGACTTGTCTGACCTTACTGACGAACAACTTCGTGCGAAAGGTTATATCAAAGGAACTGAAAAGAAAGAACAAATCATTTCATTCCTTTCTCGTAAAACAGACCCACAAACAATCTATAAAAAACAATCAATCGACCGTGACGATGCTATCGATATCGGCCAACAATTGAACGTTGCAGCATTCTTTAACCAAGAAATGCGCATTAAGTTGAATGACGAAATTGCACAAGCAATCTTGGTATCTGATGGACGTGCTACTGGTGATGCTGCTAAGATCAAAGAAGATAAGATCCGCCCTATCACTAAGGACGAAGACTTCTACACAATCAAAGCCGACTACAACCCAGACATGCTTCTTGACTTGTTCGAAACTGTTGCAACTGAGAAAACTAAGATGCTTGGTTCAGGAACTCCATCACTTTATGTGAATCCTTTGTTCTTGACTAAACTTCGTTTCCTCCGCAACAAGAACGAACAATGGGTATTCGGTGGACAACAACCTGCTACTAAAGAATATCTTGCTTCATTGTTTGGTGTTGCTGAAATCGTTGAAACTAACTTCTTGAAACCTGACGAAATGATCATGGTTAACCTTGCTGACTACCAAATCGGTACTAACAAGGGTGGTGAAGTTAACACATTCGAACACTTCGATATCGACTATAACAAACAGAAATACTTGATTGAAACTCGTCTTTCAGGTGCTCTTGTTCGCGCTAAAGCTGCGGTTTACTTCAAACCTAAAGCTAAAGGCGCTCGTGCTGAAGCAGCAGCTACTAGCGGAGAAACTGCTCGAGTAGGCGGATAATGAAGTATTATGGTAATGCTGGTTTTCGATTGAAGGATGTTGAAGTCGAACCAGATGTTTATGAACCACAATTGGTTGTTAAACGAGTGCGCGGAGATGTGATCAGTTCTAGATACCGACGCGATCAAAATGGCGACAAATCTACTATTGACAACATCCGCATTACCAACCAAATTTCATTAGTTGCTGACCAATTCTTTATGAAGCACATTTCGAATTTGCTTTATATGGAATACCAAGGGGTGAAATGGAAAGTCGAAAGTTTCGATGTAGGTAAAGCCCCTAGAGTTATCGTGGATTTAGGAGGAGTTTATAATGAGCAAGAGAATGCTTATCCGGGACGTTCTGACCAAAGCGATTCAGAAGTCTAAAGAGGATTATAAACTCTTTTATAATCCCGTCGGTAACACAAACCTCAGCTATCCTTGTATTCTATACAAGCGATCTGCTGTAAGACAAAGACATGCTGACAATATTCGATATCATACTCATGAGAGTTATCAGATTACGGTTATTGACAAACGTGTCGAGTCACCGGTTATTGACATTCTTCTCGAGGAACAATACTGTGTCTACGAGAATGAATTCATAGTCGATAATATGTATCACACAATTTTAAAGATTAACACAGGAGGATTAGCTAATGGCTAAACTTAAGTTTGACGAACTTGGAAAACGTTTTTATGAAACTGGTGTGTCTGAAGCGGTATTGTTCCCACAAGATCCATCAGGCACATATCCTAAAGGTATCGCTTGGAACGGTATCACTGCTGCTAACGAATCTCCTTCAGGAGCTGAAGCAAATGACCAATACGCAGACAACATCAAATACTTGTCTCTTACTGGTGCTGAAAACTTCGAAGGTACTATTGAAGCATTCACTTCACCTGAAGAATTCGATGAATGTGATGGTATGAAAGAAATCGTTAAAGGTGCTGTTGCTCACCAACAAAACCGCCGTCCATTTGGTTTCGCATTCAAATCTATCCTTGGTAACGATACCAAAGGTAACGAATACGGATTCAAACTTCACTTGTGGTACGGATGTAAAGCTGCTCCATCAGAACGTTCACACGCAACTGTTAACGACAGCCCAGAACCACAAAACCCATCATGGTCAATTTCTTCAACTCCAGTAGTTGTACCTGGCCACAAACCAACTTCAGTAATCACAATCGATTCTACTAAAGCAGATCCAACAAAACTTCAAAAAGTATTGGATGCTGTTTATGGAACTGATACTACAGAAGCGTATCTTCCATCACCAGAAAAAGTAATCGAATTGCTTACTTAATAGGATTAAATAAAAGGAGGTATTTACTCATATGTTAAAACAAAACGTTAAATATTTGGACTTCGATGGTATCGAACAAAACGAAACCCTATACTTCAATCTTAACCGTATGGAATTGATCGCTCTTCAAGCCCGCTATGGGAAAGACGACATGGCGAAGTATATTGAAAAAGTAGTAGCGGACGAAGACTATCAAAAGATGTATGATCTATTGAAAGATATCGTTCTTACTTCTTATGGTGTTCGTTCAGAAGATGGTAAACGCTTTATCAAGAATGATCAAATTCGTGAAGAGTTTGAAACATCTCTTGCTTACGAAGCGTTGATCGAAGACTTCCATGACGATGAAGGAGCTACCCTTAACAATTTCATCACTGGAATTACTTCTCATATTCGTGGACTTAAAGAATCGGCAGCTGCTAATGTAGCACAATAATTTGGAACGGGCGGTATTTTTTACCGCTCTTCCTTTTTATTTATTAAAATTTTTTGAGGTGTGAGTATTATGGGATCAGAGTATCTTACAATAAAAACGGAAGATGTTGATTTATGGGACGATGAGAACAATAAATTTATAACGGAAGAAGGATCTACATACACTTTTAGGTATACTCTTAGAAATCTCGATAGATGGGAAACAAAACACGAAAAACGTTTCATAGATAATTCTGACGAGATTAGTGAAGAAGAGATTCTAGATTTCGTAGTTATTATGTGTGATCAGGAATTGGATATCAACAAACTTTCACAAAAAGATCTAAAGACTATCATCGATTATATGGGCCATACCCCCTCAGCAACATCTATGCCAAAACAAACTGGTAGTGCTAAACCGGTAGCCCAAAGAAAGAAGATATTTACATCTGAGATAATTTATGCTCATATGGCGCTAAATCATATTCCGTTCGATTGGCAAGACAGAAACTTAAATAAACTTATAGTATTGTTGAATAGCGTAGCCTCCCTACAAGAACCGCCTAAGAAGATGACGAAAGCAGAAGCTATGGCGGAACAGAGAGCTATAATTATGCAACGAAGAGCAGAAGCCAAAGAAAGGAGGAAAATTAATGGATGATTTCATCATTCATTCTGACGACGTCATCGAACATTTTGGCGTCAAAGGTATGAAATGGGGTAAACGACTACGAGATAATCACATACAGAATCTCGAGTATAAGTATCGAAAACTAGGTTACAATGAAGCTGAAGTTAAAAGTAAAGTTGATAAACGTCTTCGAAACGAAAAGATCGCTTTGGCCGCTGCCGGAGCTGTCGGTATTGCGGTCGTTGGTCATAAACTTAAGAATAAGATTCAAGACGATTACATTGGTAGAACCATAAAAGAAGGTAAAACTTTTGACTCGGTTAACGCTGCTTCTAAAATCGATACTTCTCGTCCAGTTTATGGCGCATATCGTAAAATGGACAAAATGAAATACCGAGGTATATATGGTAATGAACGTGCCATGAAACGTAGCGTGTATGGTAATGATTTTGGTCTCGGGGATCGAGATAACATATATACTTTTAAAGCAGCTAAGAATGTTAAGATAGCGCCAAATAGAGTTGCTAGAAAAACATTTAAGAAATTATATAAAGAGGATGCAGATTTTAGACAGGCCGCAGATCACCTAGATGAATTTTTCAATAAATCCAAAAATAAGTATAACAACTTTAATGTTGGTTTAGTTTCCAGGGGAGAGTATAAATACCTAGATAGGAACATTGATAAATTCTATTCCGAATTGAAGAAAAAAGGATTTAGTGGTGTTATGGATATGAACGACAAAAAGTATAGTGGGTATAGAACAAAGAATCCTACGATATTTTTCGATCATAGTAAACTTAATATTTCTGGTAAGAAAGTTCTAACTGACGAACAGATTAAAAAAGATTTCGCTAAGGCGATGCCTGTTGCTCTTGGACAGAATGCTGTTAACAGTAAGAAATTTATGGGAGCGGTAACTGCGATTGGTGGAGGATTAGCCTATAAGAAACATAGGGAAAACAATGAACTTCGTGAAACGGACGAAGCTTACAACAAGAAATACCGTAGGAAGAATAAATAATGAATTTTTCGGTTAGTGGAGATTTTAACAATCTCGAACGATATCTTAAGAAAGATAGACATATTACTTTGGATTCATTAGGGAAGGCTATTGTCGAAGCCCTCAGAGGCGCTACACCATCTAAATATGGCAAAACCGCAAATTCATGGGGTTACAGAATTAACAAAACTGGTCTCGGTGAAGAATTGGAGATATTTAACACTAACATAAACAAAGGCGTTAATATTGCTATCATCATTCACTATGGCCACGGTACGGGTACAGGAGGATATGTTCCACCGCATCCGTATATAATTGAAGCTATCGATTCGGCATACAAATCCGCAATCGATAAAGTTTTAAAAGATTACTTAAAATAGGAGATATAAATGGCAGGATACGTTGATGAGAAAGTCGCCAAGGTAACCCTGGATAATAAGGGATTTACCAAGAATGCGCAAGATACTATTTCTGCTCTCGATAAGCTAAAATCGGCCTTTACAAAAGTTAACGGAGGAAACGCTTCCAAGAACATTGCTAAAGAGATGAACGCTATTCCTGACGCAGTATCAAAATCAACAGAAAAATCCCAAGGTTTATTGTCTCGTCTTAAGAATGTATTTAGCAGAAGTACCGACAACATCAACATGTCAGGAGCTGCTAGATCTATCGATCAAATGAATACTGATGTTGCAGATAGAACATCCAAGACTTCTAGTATTTTATCTCGATTGAAGGGTATATTCCAAAAGGCAGATAATCACCAGGGATTCACAAATTCAATTAGGTCTATCGATGGACTTAATGCAAAAGCATCCGGTATCAATCTAAACCCACTTACCGGAGCATTTTCTAGAGCTGCGGACTCCGTAAAAGGATCCCTTAATGCTATGGATGTTGCAATGGGAATTGTCATGGGTAACATGATGCAGAAAGCTATCAGTTTCGGATCTAAGTTCTTCAAGGGACCAATGGACGGTCTCAATGAGTACAATGAGAAACTTGGTTCTGTACAGACAATCATGACAAATACGGAGTGGGAGATACCAGATCAATCCACTCGTATGCGTAAGACTTCTAAGACATTAGAAGACCTCAATGAGTACGCGGATAAAACCATTTACTCATTTAAAGATATGACTAAGAACATCGGTACGTTTACCGCTGCCGGTGTAGGTCTGGAAGATTCAGCAACTGCGATCAAAGGTATTTCCAACTTGGCCGCAGCATCTGGATCAAACACCCAACAAGCATCAATGGCGATGTACCAATTGTCTCAAGCATTGGCTTCAGGTAAAGTAGGTCTTCAGGACTGGAACTCTGTGGTAAATGCTGGTATGGGTGGTAAGTTATTCCAAGACCGATTGACTCAAATGGCTGAGAAGATGGGTCATGCTCGTGATGCTACTAAATCATTCCGTGACTCATTGAAAGATGGTTGGTTGACTTCCGAAGTATTGATTGCTACTTTGAAGGAATTCTCAGTAGACCAATCTATGTTGGAAGCAGCGACACAAATTAAATCGTTCGGTCAATTAGTAGATACCGTACAGGAAGCTATTGGTTCTGGATGGGCCACTTCTTGGGAATACTTATTCGGTGGATACGAAGAAGCGAAAGGACTTTGGACAGAAGTCGGTAAAATCGTCGGTAAATATTTCGATGATGCTCAAGGAACATATCATGACGCGGTTCTCGATATGGATCGTAGTTTAGGTAATTTCCGAAATGCTGTGTTGAAGACATGGAAAGATCTCGGTGGTCAAGCATCATTCTTTAACATAATCAAGAACAGTTTCGAAATTGTATTTAAAGCATTAACTAAATTCCGAGAAGGTTATAGAAGCGCATTTGGCGACTTTAAAACTGTAGCCCAAACATTAACCAATGTGACGAAAAGTGTGGAAAGATTTACTCAGAAGTTGGCAAACTCTAGGGTTCTATTTATGCTCTTTAGCAATGCTGGTAGATTGTTTGGTAACACGATTGCGTTAGTGAGCACTATATTCGGTAAGTTTATTGGTGGCTTCATGAAATTCGGAACCGGTGCCGGACTTTTTATCGCTTCTATAAATTCTGTTGTTACTGTATTAGCGAATTTTATTTCCGCCCTTAGATTCAATACGAATTTAATGTCCGGTATACAATCGCTAGGCGCAGCATTCTCAAACGTTTTCAAGATCATTGGTTCTGTTGTGAACATTGCAGCTAATATATTCCTTAAATTCTTTGGTACTTTCGCCAAATTTGACGGAGTTGCACATAGCTTAGGATGGTTTAAAACATTGGCTGGATGGATTGAAAGTGCTACTGGCGCGATTCTTAGATTTGTATCTGCGATATCGATGTCGGTTATTACTGGTAAATCCCTCGAAAGTCAAGGTATTAAATTACCTGGAATTTTTAAAGCTATTGGAGCCGCAGTTACATTTGTGGCTGGAATACTGAAAGGTTTTGCTGGAATAGTATCCAAAGTATTTGGATCCCTTAAAGGTTTCAAATTCGAGAATCCATTTAAGAATCTATTCGGAGACAAATCAGTAGATTCTGGTTGGGGCGATAAAGTATCTGCATCCATTAAAAAGGGATTTGATAAAATTAAATCCACATTCACATCTGCTGCTAAATCTCTAGGTGAGACTATAAGAAAAATGTCCTTTACAGACATGCTTAAAGCGGCGTTTGCTGGATGGGCTGGACTGAAGATATTTAAATCGTTTAAGAACAAGAAAAAGGGTGGATTATTCGGTGAGTTCCTTGAAATGTTCGACGACTTTATCAGTAATGGTAAAGAAATGGTTTCGAAAGTTACCGAAGTTCTAGACGGTGTTAAGGAATCTCTCAAATCATTTACTGGAGCTGTTAAAGCTGGTAGTCTATTGATGATTGCGGCGGCATTGATGTTATTAGCCGTTTCGCTTAAAATGCTTGCTGGAATGTCTACAGAAGATCTTGTTAGATCTAGTGCTGCTATTGCAACTATGAGTTATATTCTAACGGCCGCGATGAAGCGTCTATCTAAGATGGACAAGATACCTAAAGGTACTGCTGTTAGCATGATCGGTTTCGCTATAGCTATACGAATTTTGGCAGGAGCTATGAAGAAACTAGCAGATCTAGATACTAATCAATTAGATACAGCGGTTAAAGGAATTGCATCAGCAACTATAATTCTAGTCGCCGCTATGAAACTACTTGGTGGCGGTAAAAAGGTAAATACTGGTGTAATGTCTATGATCGGATTTGTTATAGCAATTAGACTATTAGTCGGAGCTATGGACAAATTAAAAGATTACAACATGGAGCAGATTAAGACATCTCTCATTGGTGTTGTTAGTCTAATGGGTGCTCTCGCTTTGAGTATGAAAGTGATGAATGGTGTTAAGATCAAAATCAGCAACATGTTCGGAATGATCACTTTCGCAGGAACAGTATACTTACTGGTTCTAACGCTCGAGAAGTTGACAACGTTAAACCCTAGCAAATCTGCTAGAGCTATGGAACAGATAACTATTCTAATCTTAGAGTTAGTTACTGCGATGCAATTAATGAGAAGTGTTAAAATACGACTTACGGCATTAGCCGGTCTAATAACATTCGCCGGAATGGTATATATTCTCGTTAAAGCTGTAGAAAAATTAGCTAACGTTAAACCTGATCGATTGATACCTGCTGTTGAGTCACTAGCATCTATATTTGGCCTGTTGGTATTATCTATGCACGCTTTGAGAGGAGCTAAAGTAAAACTCTCAGCAATTCTAAGTCTTATTACCTTTACTTTAAGTGTTAAGATCTTGGTTAAAGCGTTATCAGAGATAGCAGATATGAACCCTAGTCGACTAGAAGGAGCTCTACAATCATTAGCTTCAGTAATGGCGCTTCTGGTAGTGGCAACTCATTCCTTAAGAGGAGCCAAAGTAAATATTAGTGCATTGTTGACCTTGTTAACTTTTGCTAAGACAACCAAAGATGTTGTTATGGCGCTACAAGAGATCGCTAATATTAATCCGCAAAGACTGCCTGATGCTCTAGCAGCATTGACTTTAGTATTTATGGGATTGGCTTCTGTAACTATAGCTCTAACAAATCTATCTGGCCCTGTATCTAAATCTATAGGTGCATCAATACTATTATTGTCGTTAGTACCAGTGCTTTCACAAATAGGTAAAACGTTATTAACATTATCGTTAATTCCTTGGGAAAATCTGACTGTAGCGTTAACGGCATTAACTGTTACTTTAGGTGCACTGACTATAGTTGCCGGAGTAATGTCCGCACTAGGCGGTAAAGGTATGGTTGGAGCAGGATCTCTATTGATAATGTCAGTAGCTTTGATGGCTCTAGTAGTACCTTTAGCAGCGCTAAGCGCTATCCCTATGAGTAAAATAGCTACTGCTTTAATTGCTCTTGGTGTATCTTTAGGTATATTGTTGGCGGCCGCAGCTGTTGCTCAATTCGTAGGGACAGGATTATTAACCCTTTCCGCATCTTTAGTTGCTCTAGGTATTGCGGCGATTGGGATCGGTGCCGGCTTGGCCTTGGCCGGAGTTGGTATCGGGTTAATCATAACTGCATTGAAAGAGCTAGCCGCAACTGGTCCTGCCATTCTTAAAGGACTTGTCGAAGCATTTGATGTTTTATTGAAGACTTTGGCAGAACGTGGTCCATCAATGTTAACCTCATTAATTAAGATAATCAGAACAGCATTGAAAGGTCTTATTGTATTAATACCGGATATGGTTCAGTTCGGTATTAAATTGGTAATAGGATTATTACAAGGATTCACAGAATCTGTACCACAATTAGTCACCTCAGCGGTTAAACTTATTGTTGAGATTGGTAAAGCACTTATTGACAATATTGGAACGTTAGTTGACGTGGGTCTTCAAATTGCTGTCAAATTTGTTCAATCATTTGCTGATGGTTTACTGAAGTATAAAGATCAAATTGTCAAAGCATTTACCGATTTATTTATGGTTCTTAAAGATATCATCTTTGAACTATTAAGTAATTTGGTAGGACCAATCCTAGAAAAGCTCGTCGAGATATTGACTCCTGTTAAGGACTTTATTTTAGGAGCATTGTCAGAATTGGCAACAGCTATCGAACCTATATTCACACCATTGATGGATGCTTTAAAAGTATTGTTTGAATCATTGGCTGTAATTATACGTGCGGTAGCAGACGCTATTATTGCTATCGTACAGTCTATTGCGCAAGCGATAGAGGCTCTTGCTCCAGTATTCCAAACGTTCTTCGAAACAATACAAGTTATTGCCAATAATATAACCACGATTATCCAAATCCTCGGACAAACTATTCAGGTTATATTTATGAGTATTGCGTCGATTGTAAATTCTGTAATGCAAGGTATTGTTGATTCCATTAACGCATTTGCCAATGTTATCCAAGCAGTTGGTCAAGCATTAGCAATGGTATTTATGGGTATCGGTCAAGGTATCCAATCCGCTCTTCAAGGTGTAGCTTCAGTAGTAGAGTCCATTGGTGGAGCAATCAAAGCTGCGTTTGAGGGAATTGGTACTGCCGCACAAGGATTAGGTCAAGGTATCCAATCGGCTCTTCAAGGAGTAGCATCTATTGTTGAGTCTATTGGTACTTCTATAAAATCAGTTCTAGAAGGAATTGGTAAAGCATTCGAAGGTGCTGGTAAATTTGCTGAAGGATTCGGTAAAGGTATCGAGCATGTAATGAACGGTATTTCAAGTATCGTAGATTCTGTTGGTAATGCTATTAAAGGTATTATCGAAGCTATCGGTAAGGCATTTAAAGACGTAGGTACAGGTCTTGAGCGTATGGGTAAAGGTATGAAACCTATTGCCGATCATGGGCTTAAAGCTGCGGCCGGTATTACAGCAGTATCTGGTGCAGTTGCACTCTTAGGAGGAGCATCATATACAGGTAACTTAAATGGATTCCGTGCGGATTTGGATAAGTTAGATACTGTGATGTATAAACTTGGTACTCGTACCACGTCGTTCACTGCATTTTCTACTTTACAGACTTCACTAGCTTCATTATCTTCAACTGCTCCTACTGCAGCGACTGCTATGGAGAAATTCGCTACATCATGCGAAAGTCTTTCTAGAGTAGGCGGTACTATTACTGGCGCTATGAGCACTATCGGTTCGGCATTCGCAAGAATTGGTCAAGCTATAGCTAGCTCGACTGCTCCTATGGCAGCATTTGCTTCAGCAATGTCTAACATCGGTAACTCAATGCAAAGATTTGCTGGTCTATCTGGAGCTATGGTTGCTGGATTGACTGCTGTCGGCTCGACATTCACAAGCATTCAAAATGCGATCACAAATCTGGGAAGCTCACTTACCACTGTATCAACAAGATTCTCACAAATGGGATCTGCTGTACAACAAGGTATGTCTGCTATGGTCTCTGCCGTAAATAATGGTATGGCACAAGTACGTGCCGCTATGACTAACGGTATTGCCCAATTAGCCGCTACCACAATGACTGCATTTTCTAGAGTAGGACAAGCTGCAACTGTAGGTATGAATGGTGTTGTTACTGCCGTGACTTCATCTATGTCTAGAGTTAACGCCGCTGTCAACATGGGAATGTCCCAACTAGCAACTACAATCCAAGGCGCTATGAGTCGAGTAAATGCTAACATTTCTTCGGCTATGACTAGTCTTGGAAGCACTATGAGTGCGGCAATGAGTCGTGTAAACGCCTCTATGTCAGCATCTATGAATGCTATGGCTGCTGGTATCATGGGATCTATGTCTCGTGTTACGATGATCGTAAGTTCGTCAATGTCTCACATGGTGTCTGTATTTATGATGTCAGCATCTCGTATGAATGCTGCAGCAATATCTATGGGTCATCAAATTTCTAGTGCATTAGCTTCTGGAATGGCACAAGCCGCAGCTCGAGTTTCTCATGGTATGAGTCATGTTGTAAATATTGTTAGAGCTGCTGGTGGTGGCGGACACGCGGCAGGTTATTATACCGGTTCACAAATCTCTGCTGGGGTTGCTGCTGGTATGTGGGCTCACGTAGGATCTGTTGAACAAGCTGCTGCTAGAATTATTGTAGCTGCTCAGAAAGCTGCCAACGCTAAAGCGATTATCAAATCGCCATCACGGTTATTTGCTAACAAGACTGGTAAATTCATTCCACAAGGTATTGCTATGGGTATCGCAAAAGAGATGCCTCGTAGTGTTAAGCAGATGGGCAAAACATTTGCTAATGGATTTGCTGATGCAACTACTCTAGCGGTAGATAGTGGTAATGGTATGGCTTCTGCCGTGGCGGATGCTGTTAACAGTGTAAGTAGTCTATTAGACGACTCATTGGCAGATATGGATTACCGTCCAACAATTACTCCTGTTGTAGATACTTCTAATCTAGATCGTATCGATACTGGAAATCTATTTGCTAAGTTAGGTGTTGATCCGACACGTGTTCCTCGTCCAGCATATACTGGATCTTATGGTTCAAGTAGCTCAACAACCACTGTTAACAACGACAACTCTAACAAAGAGTACAATATTAGTATTGATGTTGATACTAACGGAGCACCAGTTGATAGTAAACAGCTTGCTCGCGAAATCCAACAACATATTAAAGACTTTGACGACCAAGCTCGTCGAGGAAAAGGTGAGGAAGTATTATGGTAGAATCTTTAAAGCCCGGACATTTTATTATCAATGGACTAAAATCCTCAGATTATAAAGTGTTCATTCAAGATCGCCCAGATATAGAAACACCTAAAAGACGAGTGACTTTCGAGTCACCAAATGGCTACGAAGGAGAGTTGGCTTTTGACGATGAAGGTTATGAGCCAACCGAATTCGAGCTACACTGTTTCTATGACGGACGAAGTCATGATGACTCAGATCGAGATATTTCACTAGCCCGTAATAGGATCAATTTCTTATTTAATCACGGGATTGGTAATTGGATTAACTTCATTCCATATTTCGATCAAGGTCATATTTACAAAGTTATCATGACGGATTTGACATACGAGAACAAATACTTCTATCAAGGATGTATTTCCTTTAAAGTAAAACTCAAATGTCAACCATTCAAGTACAACATTGAGAACAATCCATTTACTGTTCGATCAGGAGATGTGGTTACTAACCCTAATCTATATTTCTCTCGTCCTACAGTACAAATCTCAGGTTTTACAGGTAACTTAAAAGTAACAGTCGGCCCGACGTCAATGACAATTAAAGATATCGCTAACGAGGATACTTTTATTGACAGCACACGATACATTACGTATTCAAAAGTCGGATATACTATTACTAACAAGAACAACAATACTTCGGGGAAAGAGTTCTTCAAGTTGGAGCCTGGGAATGATCTTAGGTATAACCGAGTGACTTTCGCAGCCACTAAGGGTTCAACACCAACTAGTTTGACAATTATCCCTAATTGGAGGGTATTAGTTTGAGACCAATTTTATATGAACAGAACGAACGGGTCTTCGATACTAATGGTATGGGTATCTTGCACGATGCTATATCTGCAGAAGTAACTGAAGTTCGTAACTCAGAATTTGAGCTTGAACTAAAATATCCTGTCGGTGGAGAGTGGGCCAAAGCGCTCACTCAAAACCGTTATATTTTGGTTAAGCCAAATGACTATGATGAACCTCACGCATTTCGTATTTACGAAGTTGAGAAAGAGGTTGATTCAAATGAAATCACTGTAAAGGCCGTTACCAAGACAGATGAATTGTCTGGTAATATTATCAAGCCTTTAGTTATTAAATCTGCTACACCGTCTGCTGCTTGGGAACAACTCAAACGTGTTGCAGTCGATCCTATTGAATACAATTTCATATCCGATATTCAAACAGCAAAAGACACAAAAATGGATATCCGTAATGTGTTGAACGCTATTGCCGGAGAAGAAGGGTCGTTTATTGACACTTGGGGTGGAGAAATTAAACGTACTAACAATACGATTTATTTATATTCCAAACGTGGGAAAGACCATGTTACGACAATCCGACCTCGTAAGAACCTCAAGAATGTAAAAGTCAAATCATCTATGGCTGGTAAATTCACTCGTATTTTACCTTATGTAACATTTACTCCCGAAGGTGAGGGTGAAGCAGAACAAGTAATCTACGGGGATATTATCAAGTCTCCACACTACGACGATTATTTCGTCAAACGTATTGTGCCTCTTGATTTGAGCTCGGAGTTCAATGACTCTAGTGCTCCTGCTAAGGAAGGTGAGAAGAAGAAAGCTCCTACACCAGCTCAAGTTACAGCCAAAGCACAATCATATTTCACATCCAAGAACAAAGATGCCGATAAACCAGATTTGAGTGTTGAAGTGGAGATGATTCCGCTACAAGACTCTACTGAATGGGATCGTCGGATCATTCAAGCTTTGGAGAAGATCCAACTTTGTGATACTGTCGATGTCTATGTGCCTAAGATTGACTGTGACGTTACTGTCAAAGTCCGTAAGATTGTGTATGACGCTCTTCGTGAGAGAATCATCAAAATCGAGGCAAGTTCCAGTGGGTCTGGTCGAGCTAGTCTAGCTGATCAACAGAAAGCCCAATGGCAAGACTTGACAAACAAAGTTATCAACAATGCTCTCTACGGAGAGAAGGACGGATTAATCCATACAATCCTAACCAGCGCCAACAACAAGAACAAAAACTTCTATGGCCCCGAGGAACCTCCTCGTGAGAAAGTATCCAAAGATGACTTATGGTTCAAACCTGTTGGTGGTGAGGGTGAAGTTGAGATGTGGCGTTTCGATGGAGAACAATGGGTTCTTGTCATTGACGCTAACTTCGGACAGAAGGTAACTGACAAAGTTAATGCTGCTATCGACTCGGTTAAACAGGATATTAATGCTAATGTGCAAGAGACTGTTAATGCAGCGATTGCTGATGCCGAGAAGAGATGGAAGCCAGACTTCGCTCCAATGCAAGCTGAGCTAGACGAGAAACTTAGGAAACTCGACGATGATATTAATGTCAAAGTTACTGATATTAAGGATCGTGTCGCTAGCGAGCTTAGCAACTTAGCTATCACAAATCCTAACTTGCTTAGAGGTACTGTGGACATGTCTACTATCCCTGAGAGTTCTGTTGGGAATGATAATAACTGGCGTCGTATGGACGGTATTGGTGGTAAGTATCAAGAAATGTCCTTAGGTGGGTATCGGTATACGGGTTCTAATCAAGGTAATGGATATAAGAAACGTATTGTAGGATCATATCCTCCGGGATACTTCAAGAAAGGTAAGTATGTATGGTCGTTTCACGTTAAGACAGATACTCCAGGATTTGTCTTACATACATATTGTGATCCGAAAGTTAATACAGTCTACGACATTAGAATCGATGACGTTTCTGTCGGTACGTTTAGGAACAACGAACATTCATTCCAATTACAAGACACTGAAGAACATATAATCAGTTATCACTTTGAGATTGTTAACGAGTCTAATTGGACATCACTAGGATTACTACGATACGAATCAGATACCGTAGGAGCCATCACGGACGTCTACAAATGGAAAGTTGAAGAAGGACAGAAAAGAACACCTTGGTGTCCTAACTTCCAAGACCCAAGTCCAGAATGGGCCTCATACAAGCAGACAAACGATGCCAATGTGGCTGAGTTGAACAAGAGAGTAGCTGATGTCAATGGTAACACAGAGTCGCTTAAGACTCGATTCGAGCAGACATCGAACGAAATCAAAATCACTGCACAAAACCTAGAGAGTAGGGTTAGCCAAAACGCTGCGACCACTGAGTCGGAATTGAGAGTCATCAAAGACTCAATTTCCGCTAAGGTATCTCGTACAGATTTGGATGTTGTGAGTGGTAAAGTCACTGCTGTTGAGACAAACCTAACCACAAGGATCGACGGAATTCAAACATCGGTAGATAAGGTTACTCGAGATGTTGATGGTAGGATCTCATCTGCCGTATCATCGGCTATAACACAATCCGAGAAAGAATTGGGTCTTCGTATAACTGCTACAGAGGCTAAAATCCTCTTAGAGGAGATTCCTGAACTAGATAAATCTGTTCGAGCATACACGGATACCAAATTCAATCTAGTTGACGGTAAAATCCAATCCCAAATTACAAGTCGGTTAAACGAGTATGCTAGAACTTCGGATGTAGCTACTCGTGTTACTCAAGAGGCTGGTAAAATTAGGACTGAGTTGTCGTCGTTAGTTGATGATAATTTTAATAGGAATGAGAAATTCCAGGAAGTATTACGTACGGTGGATATCTATAAGAGTACTTTAGGAACCACTCGAAACGGTATTACCACATCTATTTCCCAGTTAATCCAATCGAGTGATGAGATTAAGAGTGTTATTACTAACGCTGCCGAATCCAATACAAACCTTATTATGGATACTGATAGTTTTGCTTCTGCGAAATTCGATCAATTTAGTAACGGTGTTGATGGATATACTGCATCTGCCGTTCCTGGTGCTTATGGAAGTAATGAATTCTTCTATCTATCCAAATACAAAATCGGAAACACATCGAATAATCAAGCATTTGTATCGTTGCCACTAGCAATCGATAAGATGTCTAATGGTGACTACTATACAATTTCTTGTCGATACAAACTTGACTCATCAAACGCATTCCGTAGCGATAAATCTCTGAATGCTGAGTTACAAATTTTGGATAAAGCTGGATCTCCGGTTTATCAGAAGATATTTACTCTTAGTCCCGGTATGGTTCAAGAAGCAAATCTAACCGAGACATTCCAATTATATCGAGACAGATATTTCGACAATGTCAATGGATTTAACAATCGATTCGCATTTCGTATCAAGCTGATCGGTGAAGGTCGTATTGGTGTGAAAGAGTTGATGCTTGTTAAAGGTAAAACTGTTGGCCCTTATAAGCCAGCAGGAGGTGTATCCTCAACTGTCGTAACCCAAAGAGCTAACGCTTGGGCGCTCAATCTAACCGGCCCTAAAGATGTCATCACATCTATCAATGCAGATACATCTGGCGTACGCCTTAAAGGTAAGAATATTGTCTTAGATGGTGATGTTATTGCCAATGGTCGGGCTTTCATTAAAGAGAGCTGGATTGAGGATTTGAATGCTAGTAAGATTACTGCTGGGGAACTAAATGCAGCCAGGGTTAAAGTCATTAATATGGATGCTAGTAATATTGTCTCTGGTACTATGGCGGCTGGACATATTAAAGGTGGTATTTTAACGTCTATAAATGGAGATGTTAAATTTGATCTTGACGGTTCGAATTTGAATTTCTTCAATAATGGATCTATACAGTTTCACACTGGATCGAATGCTATTTGGAGACAAACTCCAGATGGTATTCACACGGCATTTATGCATTTCAACAACGATACCGGTGGTGGACTATATGCGGGGTTCGGTGTGACATCTTCTTCTGATGGAATAAACTCCACTTCTGGAGGTCGATTCGCAGGAATTCGATGCTTCCGAAGATCTAGAGATTTAAAAACAAAAAATAAACAGAACAATAAATTAGGTTCTCACGAGCGATCTGTTGACCAAATCGAAATCTATGGAGACGAGATATATTTCAGCGATGACTTTACATTAAATCGTGGTTTTTATTTCCGGACAGATTCTATGCCAAATAATGGTTATATCGATTTATGGGCAACTGTAAGATATCTTACTACGGCGGTATATGAATTGGCAAATGCATATACACACCTTAGGAACGTTGGATGGAATCCGAATAATGACGATTTTAAAAGGGCTGTAAGAAACGGCCTTACATCGGTTAATGCAATATATCCTGGACGATTTAAAGTTCCAGTATTCTAAAGGAGAATAAATGAACGAAGAACAATTATACAAACGAGCTTTCGGTGAAATGCAGACTCTTTTGAGTCGTGCCGAATCCGATGTAGCATTGGTAAAAGCTCAAGCCGAGTTCTATCTTGAGGAGTATAACAAACTTCAAGAAGAAAACAAAAAACTTATCGAGGAAAAAGAGGAACTCAGAAAAGAGTACAATTCCCTACTCGATGAAAAGAATCAACTTACAGAAGATCTGCGTAAGGAGGAAAATAAATAATGGGTATTTATGGTGAATACAAAGTAACAAACGTATATCCTCGCTATGGTTCTGATGGTACTGTCGTCGGAACTGTGGTATCTATCAAACAGGAAAGTCCATATTTCGCTGTGATGGATTATGTTCTTAACGGTGACCAAACATCTAAAGAACACAATGATCTGTTGCGTCAAATCAAACGCCAAGAATTCTACACGAATTTCTCAGAGTTTGCGCAACAAGAAATTGTTAAGGAGATTGATAATGCGAATACGAAATCCGACAGTAACGCAGAAGCTATCGCAAAAATCAACAAGCTAACTCATACTGTTATTCTCAACACAGTAATGAGCGATGGTGTCAAATATGGTGTTGTCTACAAACAATTTGCCGAACAGATCCCTCTAGCTGAAGAAGGTAAAACTATCAAAGCTGGGGATATCTTCGCAATCAAAGACCCTAACCACACAGAAGTTGATGGTGAGGGTAAACTTGTCATTGCTCAAGCAAATCGTGACTTCACATATTCTGGACAACCAGCTTCAGAATTCACTGAAACAGGATATTTCGGTCAAAACGGTATCGCTGTTTCATACCCATTCGCTAAGGAGAACACTCCTACTCAATAAACCAAGGAGGATTTAAATGCGGTACTTAGACACGCCGGTCACTATCGTTGATGATGGTAGTGATCGTAGCTTAAGTATCAAATTTGCCGAACCAAGTGCCGGGGATACAGAGGTTATCTCCGGTGTTTTGTTCCGGACATCTCATGATACATCAACGGAATTGCAAGCTAAATGGGAGCCTACTACTGGATGCCTAAATTTGGATATTCCTAACGACCTGATTGGTTATTCTGGATATGCCAAGATTGTTATTCCAAAATCATCATTTTTATCAGACTCAATCACTATGAAGTTTGACGTATTTTCACCAAAAGATGAAGATGGTGCAGACCGTGGTTATACTGGAGCTGATAAATACTTATTTGTCCGTGAGTTCAACACAAATGAATCACCGATCTATGTCGAGGTGGGATCCGACGTAGTGAATACTGATTTCTTGCGTAGTGTCATCGACAAAGTTATTGCTAAATCTGGACTATCGGACAAAGATGGAGTTGAAATTGATACTGTCGCTCTTAAGAATGACATTTTCAATCGTGTGATCAAGTCTATCGACACCGCTAAGATCCAATCTGATGTTCTTACGGCTGTAACAGCTAAGATCGATAAGATCAAAGAAGAACAATCAAAATCCATGCAAAATCAGGACAGTAAGATTCAAGCCGTCGAATCTAAAGTTGATGGTATTGACGTGGATACAATTAAGAAGAATATCCTTAGTGAGTTCAACACCAAAACAGAACAAATTAAAGCAGAGATTGTTAATGCCGTCGACATTCCTCAACTTAAATTAGATTTGACAGCTTTGGTTAACTCTAAATTCACAGAGGAGAAACAAGCTATTGTGGATAGTGTGACCTCCACAATTAACGAGAAACTCCAATCTAATGAATTTATCGATCCGATTGTCCAACGGACAATTGCTGGGGTGGATACACATGGATATGCTGACACGGTTAAGTCCGAACTTACTACCAAGATCGAGACTAACGAATCAAACATCGCCGGAATCAACACCAAACTAGAAGGTATTGAGCAGAAGTTATCTGCAAGTATTTCTGAGGCGATCTTAAAGACACTGAAGGATCAACTTACTTCTCAAGATATTACAACAATTCTTAAGAAGGACGATTCTTATGTTACCACTATCTGGGAGGATATCAAGACTGCTGGTAAGCTTGATGGGTTCCTCAAAGACAGCGACTTGCGAGTTGATGAAGATATTGATGGTAACAAGGTGTTATATAAGGGTCCTAACCAACTTATTTCGGTTAGGACTGATACGCCTACTGCTTCCGAAATTAGAGTTATTCGTAACGATGTGACAGGTTTGCAGAGTCGAACATCTAGTGTTGAATCAGCGATTTCTAACCTAAAAGCAAACGGAGGTGGTGGCTCAGGTACTCCAGGCCCGCAAGGCGAACAAGGTATCCAAGGTCCTCCTGGACCTCCAGGTCCTAAGGGGGATAAAGGAGAACCTGGCGAACGTGGCCCTAAAGGTGAAGATGGACAACCAGGTCCTGTTGGTCCCGCTGGACCGGCCGGCCCTCCCGGAGAATCTCCAACAATCGACACTACTAACTTTGCGACTAAGCCAGAGCTAAATCAGGTTAAATCTGACGTCACTGGTCTACAATCACAAGTTAGTGATGTTAATGGACGGGTTACAACTCTTGAGAACAAGCCTGCTCCGACTGTTGAAATCCCATCAGAATACAAGAAACTTAATGACTTGTATGCTATTTTTCCAACATATGAAAATCTTCTAACCCAAATGACAACCAATATCAAGAACCAACACTTAGCTCTTGGTATCGATGCCGTGGTTGATGATAAACTTCGTAATGGTGGAGATCCATTTGTGACTACGTCACGGATGACCGAGGCTATTAAAGCTGTAAACGGTGGATCTGGTGGCGGTATGACTATTGTTGCGGGTAATGATGTGGATACTGTATTCGGCAATGGTTATCCTTATGATGGTGATAATATCGCAACTCTTAGAAATATCCCAATCGGATCTGTATATGTCGACCGACTTCGTAAGAATGGTGCATTGAAATGGATCAAGACTCAGATGTATGCTGAGAATGCGGATCGTAATCAAGCACGAAGTTGTTGGGGTGTGTTATATGGCGATACTGGAAATGTTAAATTACCGATGACAGGTTCTCCTCTAAACGGTGCGGTATTGACATTCCGTCGTATCAACTCCACTGTCGAACTCACTTGGGGTGGATTGTCATGGGGTTGGTTCGGCATTAAACGAAGAGGAGCTGTTGGATATGCGGATCACCCATCAGACCGTAACAAATTTGTAACTATCATCCCTCAAGGTGGTCTTAAAGAAGGGTTTATCCCTACAGGATCTAAACTAGGATCCATGACAAACGATAAAGGTGTTCCTTACGGTACATTCTACGTTGGTGGTGTTGCCGATTCAAGACAAGTGCGCTTGCAATTCCTAAACGACGTACCAACAGATCGTGATATTGGGGATATTCGATTTACAACTATGACTTATACCACTGACGATCCGTGGCCAGACCAAATTACTAGATAACGAGGTTAATTTATGTTTAAACTAGAACGCTTCGAAACTGAAGAAGGGACTAAAGTAGCGGTTGTGGACAACAATCCATATTTCCGCTACGAATATCCTTATGTCTTAACAGAAGATATGAAGCAACAAACCGACGAAGAAATTGGTAAATATCTTATTCAAGATCTTCAACACCGTGACGAACACACGTTAATGTCTACTTTGCTAGATGTTAACTTGCGTTCTCCATTTATTTACGATAACCAATTCGCTACACTTATCCAATACCTCAAAGAAGGGAATCCTGGTGAATCATATTTCCCAGGATCTCAAATCAAACTTCGTATCCCTGATTACGAAGCCGAAGGTTGGGAAGGTGACTATGCTATGGTTACTATGAATAAGCCACTCACAATCCCCAAAGATACCACTGATATCTACAAACTGTTCTCAGATTACCACAAGAACGGTATCGTAGAAATTTTAAAGTGGCAAGACGTCGTTCACCTCAACCCGAACGACTTTAAAAAAGAAGCTGGAGGTAACTAAATATGACAGTAAATCCCGCACTGATGCTCGCATGGATGATCGCTCGTGAAGGACGAGTGACATATTCCATGACATATCGTACAGGCCCAGACTCATTTGACTGTTCATCAGCAATGTATTACGCTGGTGTAGCTGGTGGTATGAGCACTCTACCTTGGCCTTGCTCGACTGAGACAATGCATGACTGGTTGTTGAAAAATGGCTGGGTACTGTTAGCAGAAAATGAAGAAGCTGACGTACGTGCTGGCGATATTTTCATCTGGGGACAAAAAGGATATTCTGCTGGGGCATTTGGCCACACAGGTATTTTCCTAGACTCAGAAGGAACTATGATCCACTGTAACTATGGATATAATGGTATTACTCGTAACTCACATGACGAGATCTGGGAGTATAACGGACGTCCATATTTCTACTTCTATCGTTACAACGGAGCAGCGACAGTCCCTAACCCTCCTCAACTTGAGATCGCTGAGAATAGCTTTGAACATGAGTTAAATGTTGGTACACATCTACCATCAAGCGAACAACCATATTATGAAGCGACTATCACAGAGGACTATTGGGTCGAAGCTCAACCATTTGCTGGTGCTGAAGAAAAAGAACTATTCAAGAAAGGTTCTCGTGTCCGTGTGTATGAGAAGGTTGACGGATATTCTCGCATCGGTTCGCCACAATCTGCACAATGGATTGACGACAACTATCTTGATGATGCTGAAGATATGGGAGGTAAACTATGATCATAATCAAGGATGACGTCCTTGTTCATACTGACAACGCCGGAGATGTTATTGAGCACTTCGGCGTAAAGGGTATGAAGTGGGGACAACGAAGAGTAGTTTCAAATGCCGGCGCCCTACGAGCACAGAAGAAAGTTAATAAACTTAAGAAACGTGTTCGAGATGGATTCGGTAATGAGATGAAAGACGAACTGGGTAGTGCTTTAAGACTGGGGTTAGTGGATGCTCAGGGCGTTCGCATTATTAATAACACTAAGCTCGAAAGACAACAAGCTAAAATCTTGTCTAATAAGAAAGGCATTTCTCTGAAAGATGCCCGTCGTCAATTGTCCGATAAAGACTATAAAGACACTAGGGAAACTCGTAAGAAATACGATGAAGCAAAATCCAAATACGGTAAAGACGACATCCGAACCAAACGAGCTAAAATGAAATATAAAGCAACAATGCATAGAGATACTGCCAATGCTCTGATTCGTAAATCAGGTTCCTATATTTTCGATCCAACGGCGACAAACGTAACGATCAATCAACATAGGAAATCGGCAATGGCCTATGCTGGACGATATAGAGGTATGGGAGGAAAAGGTTAATGCTACTAATTGAAGAAGACCAATTAATTCATACAGATTCTTTGGATGACGTATTGCTTCATTTCGGTACTAAGGGAATGAAGTGGGGTGTTCGTAAGAACTCAAATCCTAAAGTTGGACAATTCTCTGGACGAATTAAAAAGAATCTTGCTGCTCGTAATCGTATGAAACGTTCTAATGAAAAGAAAATCGCGGATATGAAACGGAGCGATCCTAAGCGTCGAGAACTTATTAATAAGAATAAGGACTTGACTGACATGAATCAAAAAGCATTGCTTCGACTTGATAGAAACAAAACTATCAAGAAAGGTGTAGGGAAAGCCGCCGCTCTTGGCGCCGGTGTCGCTGCACAATATCAAATCATGAAGACAACAAACCCAGAACAAGCTGCAGCACTCAAGAACTTTGTTAAAAAGAGTGCTAAATCCACTGCTAGATTCGCCAAGAAGAATTATCACAAGGCTAAATACGCTGCTGGATATGCTGCTAAACGTTCATATCTATAAGAAGGTAAATAAATGATTTTAATTGAAGAAAATGAATTGATCCATGTGGATTCTTGCGACGATGTCTTAGAGCACTTCGGTGTAAAAGGTATGAAGTGGGGACAACGAGCTGCTAGAAAGGTTGGCAGTTATGGTAAAGAATATATGAAATTGACATATAATAGTTACCGTCATCCAAAGAGTTTCGTTAAATCCGGCCTTAGTTCTTTAAGAAAAGGAAAACTTATTAGAACTCATAAAAATCTAAAATATCGTAATAAATTCATAAAAGACGATATTGAAAATCGTAAGAACTATAAGGACAAGAATAGAGAAGACCGTATTACTTATAAGAATGTTGAGAAAAGCATACGATCCGATAAAAATGCAAGCGCTCAAGTAAGAGCCAATGCTAGTATGTTAAACCAACAAGTTTATAAAGAAAGTAAATCTCGTAATAAAGCCGAATATAAAAAAATGAAGGCTCAACGAGGATCTGGTATCTATTAGTTAGATCGGGGGTTATATGACATACACAGCAATTGATAATTCGAGTAGTGTTATTCGGCACTACGGTAAAAAGGGTATGAAATGGCGTAAGAAGCTTAATCCCGAGCTTGGTGACGGTGTTGGTTTGGATCAATATGAACAAGCTCTTCAGACTAACGATATGGCCATTCAAAGAAATACTACTGAATTGTTGAAAAATCGATTTAAACAACTCGGATGGGAACTTAACAAGAAGAGTCATTATGATAAATATGTTAAGGAATCCAAGAAGGCCGGTGAGAAACCAATGTCCTATAAAGACATGGTTAATATGGCACGTTCAAGTCATAAAGCGGCTAATAACGAATATCGAAATCGTATTAATCAACACGTTAAATATCGTAATATTATGACTAACGGTACTGGTGGTCGTATTTAAAGAGGTGGAGTCTACATGGCTCCCTTCTTTTTTTCGCAGAAATTACAGGGGTGATAATGAAAAGATATTTTAAAAGGAGGTCATTATCATGACTGAAAAACAACAACTTACACTAAATCAAGAAAACGTGATCAAATTAGCTTTGATGTACGAGGATTATGACTTAGAAAAGATGTTAGAGAAATTAATGAATATTGGACTAGCACATAGCACTGCTAGTTTATATATTAAAGAATATTATCTAAATCTTTATAAGAGAATGAGACTCGAACTCAAGACTTTATTGGAGTGCGTTACTTATGAAGAAGTGTTTACACGTAGTTACAAAGTATATGATACATGGAACGCAATGGAAAAAATTTCTACAAATTTAGAAATGGGATTTGTGAAAATCAACGATATTGATGAAAAGGAAGCACAAGAACTCATGAAGCAAATTAATCAACGTATTAAAGAAGTTGATAAAGATGCTGATGAATTAGTTAACTTCTATAAATCATTATAGAGTTGAGGGACACACGTCCCTTTCTTTTTTTGTTCGCATATTTTACACATCCTATATAGAAAGGAGGAGACTTATATGTCAGATAAAACTAAACGTAAAATTGCAGATACTGTTGATTATGTTATGATCAAAAAGCCGATTTTTGCAGGAGCATTAGGAGCTGTTGTTATCGGGATTTGGGCGTATATGATTAAGAAGTACGACTGCTAAAACGCTATAGGGAGTATATTCATATACTCCTTCTTTTTTCGCAGAAATTACAAGCGCTATAATGAAAAGATATTTTAAAGGAGGTAGCAATTATGCTATACACACAAACTTTTAAAAAGGACGACAATTATGTACGCGTAGGTTTATTACTTAAACGTATTGTTAATAAGCATTCTGAGAGAATCAAGAAAGCTATGAAAAATAAACAACATGATAAGGCAATGGTACTTATCCATGAGGCGACAGAGGAACTTAATACGTCACTAAACAAGGCACATGTCGTAGGTCAAAAAGAATTCAAAATTCTTTCAAAGATCGAATACGATATGAGTCGGGTAATGGCAAATATATTCCACTATCAAGACACGGATGAAGCAATGCCGCTATTTAAGGTTTATTGCTACTGGCTTTTAGGTATTGAAGTCAGAGTCGCTAAATTATTCAATATGGGTAACTAACACTACGAGGACGTAATTGTCCTCTTTTTTTCGCCAAAGGAGGTTTATTATGGCTATTGTTTTATCAGTGATTTCTATCATTATTAATTTGTTTATCTTGTATCGTGCGTATAGGGAATACAAAGATGATATGGATTGGAGAATTAGAAAATAGGAGATACTAATGGCAGTAAGCAAAGTCAGAAAGAAGACTAAAGGAAAGCCGAGAGGAAACATCAAAAGAATCCCAACTGTATACTCAATTAAATACAAGTATATTATGGGAGAGTATAACGAGAAGTTAGACAGGGTTGAGTTGTATATCAACATGACAGTTAATGACCAACTGATTGTGTTGCGTGGTTATGTGGATCCAGATCGATCATATTTCGATGGTATCTATATTCACACACCAAACCCTAATCCAAATCTAACTGCTCAGACGGCGTTTGTATCTAAGAAAGATGCACCAAACTTACTAATGGTGGTTAGGGCGTATGTGGATACTCTTGGTGATATTATCGACTCAGGGGAAACACAATTCCCTAGGTTGAGTGTTAACAACAAAGGTGAGTATATGTCGGATAGTGACTTATACGATTTTGCTAAAGTATACTAGGAGGTATATTATGGATAAAAACAAACTTGAAACTATCAAAAAGATTTACGTTGATAGAGACATTCCGAAGATTAGTCTTTTAGATTTCTTTAAGAAACTATTCAAAAAGAAATAACGCAGAAATTACAAGCGCTATAATGAAAAGATATTTTAAAGGAGGAACACAATATGTTCAGAATCAATAAAGGACTATTCGGATTATATAGTTACGAAGGTACAAAACTTGAGGTAACTTCAGAAGACGGCTATCTTAAAGCTTGTCTTAAGGGGGCTGCTCAAGGCGCTATCGACGGAACTTTTGTAATCGGAGCAGTAGTTGTTGTAGCTGCTAATGTGTTGCGATACGCAAATGGAAATCAAGAATAAAGTTAGGTTATACACCTGGCTTTATTTTTTGAGAACGGAGGTTAGAGATGGAAGATCGTAATTTTAGATTAATCGGATTTTGCATTATCGGGTTCTTTATACTATATTGTATAATGGCTGGAATGATGGCGGATCAGGCCGATAAGATAAAGGAGCTAGAATACAAGATAGAAGCTCAGCAAAAGCTGTTAGACTATCACAATGATGTATTGGTTAATATCAATCGTAAAGTACAATTTCCAGGAGGGTAATATGAGCGTAGTGAAGTATACTAATGTTAATGACACGGATATGATTTATTTATTATTCGATAGTACTAATGTATATTATGATACTATTAGTGGTGCAACTCATCGGTGGAATGGGATCCGATGGACATTTAGACCAAGTGATTGGGCAAGATGGCGAATTCGTGAGATCTATAGACAGATCAATGATATTCGTAAGAAGTATAAATTGTTGGCGGTTCCGGTTGGAGCTCCTTTAGAGGACTGCTGGGAAGGTATGCCTCCGCAGAAATTACACGTTCTATAATGAAAAGATATTTAAGGAGGAACAATTATGTTACGTAGAATTTTTCGTGAGTTAGGGTTTCGCTGCTTATCTGTATACGCAGTGCTTGAGGAATCACATATAGAACGACTCGTTAAGCAAGGATACATGGTATCAGACGAGGGCCCACACAGAGAAAGGCTAAATGTAGTTCATAAGGTTTTGAAAAAATTGAGAAACGAAGGATATTAGGGAGTTAAACACTTCCTAATATTTTTTTCTGTCGGAGGTTAGAGATGGTTAAGCGTTTTTACGAAAAGTATATTTTTCTGGTGTGTTTGATTTTGTGCATGGTTAGTACGATGTTTAGCATTGCTAGATATTATCAAACGAAAGTGGATTCTTTAGAATACCAAATAGAAATGTATAAGGCCCGCTGGGAGACTCGAGACAAGGCGGCTACTTATTACAAACAGCAACTCGAGTTAGAAAGAGCGAAGAATGGATCACAACAAAAATGATCGTGGATATAATTGGTCAATCGTCACAGTCATAATTGGTGTGTTGCTAACCATAGGATATATGATTCCTCAGGTTATTCATGAGCATCAGATTGAGGAGGATAGATTGCTACATCTGGAGCGTACTATATCTAAACAACAGGAAGATATAGATACATTGGAGAATGAGCTTATTAGCATCAAGGAGGACTTGAATGGAAATCAAATTTCACACCCGACCAACTCAAATCAATAGGCAGAATCCTATTTGTATAAAGTATGATTATCTTTTGAAGGTATATATGTATCCTTTAAAAGGCGATTTCTATGTAAAATTTGCAGTAGTTGGCGGTACAGCATTCGCTGGATTGGTTAGAACAGATGATCCTATGAATATTAGCGCTATTATGCCAGAATGGACTATACACGATATTCATAGTAAACAAGAATTAATTAACTATATTACGGGGTATCGTAATATTCGTTTGAGCGATATCGACTCAATTTATAATTTATAACTTAAAACAATAACAATCGGCATAGCCGGTTTCGGACTGCATACAGTATAAAAATAAACTTTTATACAAATAGAATTCACTTATGCGGTAGTCTACAGCAGGTACAAAATAATTTAAAAGGAGTATCCTCTAAATCGTGTTTCAAAAATCCTGTATGTAGTCTGAAGCCGGCTATAAACTCAACAATTGATAGTTCCTACGGACATATGATCAGATCACTTTTCATTTTCAAAATATCTTTTTCATATTTACCGTTTGATACCAATAAAACCAAAAATCTCCTTTAGATCGGATCATATGTCTATAGGAGCTATCAATTAGTTCTATATTTTAAACAAAGGAGTATTGCGATGATTATTAAAAATAATCTAGGGTTAGAAGTGTCTATCGAGAAAGAAGACATGGCTTATGTGGTTTCTAAATATCAAGGGAAATTCGATGATATTAGTACTCTCGAATCCTTTGAGAAACGCGCTAAGAAGGGAGCTTGGAATGTTGCTCTTGCTGGAGCATTCGCAGGACTATTCATTTATGGTGTTGGTAAATACGCAGAAGGCTTGAAAAACGAAGCAAGTAAAGATGTTCTTCGTGAGATCCACCAAGACGAGCGTGCACACAATGTATTTCAAGAAATGTTTTTCGGAGGTAAATAATTATGGGACTTTTTGATAAATTAAGTAAAGTAGACAATGTTGACTTTGGCGATGAATTCACTAATGCTGTATACCGTAAAGGTAAACAAGATGGTGTTGATCAAGAACAACTAAACGCAGCATATATTTCAATACTTGGTGCGGGTATCACTGCACTAACATACACATTTGTTCGACGTGCTACAAACAAACGGAACAAAGAAATTAACGAACGCTTCCTTAAGAATGAATGTATGAAGGAAGTATTAGCTGACGTGGAGGGCGAACGAATTAATTATTCGGCTGAATGCGCATTTGAAGAACTTTTGAAAGACGATAAATAGGAGGACAATATTATGTCATTAGGGATTGTGAGACTCATCTGTGTTAAAGAAGATGGGAAAGTGGTTTCGTTACTGTTGGAAGATTGCTTTATGACTTTCGATTTTGATTATCCAAACGATATTCAAACGTATGAAATGGAATTTAAACTTCTATATACTGAAGAACGTCATGAGATCATAAAGGATCTATTCCGTAAAGGTAACCGGACAAAGATGTATTTAAGTGCTGGTAAGACATATTATGCTCATGCAGCATCGTTCATGTTATTTTCTAACGAGATTATTGTCGACGATACTCGTCCGGAAGGACATATTTTGTTAAACAAACCATCACCATTTAGACTTTATAAAGGTAATGTAGAGGGATATTTTGCGGAGGTAGATAAACCATGGGGCAAGTAAACATTTTAAAAATTGATAAAGGAATTGTGCGACTTATACAGATAGTTGAGGGTACTGTATCATCGATTCTATTGTCCGATTGTTACCTTACATTTAATCCTGAGGTGAAACGATTCGGTAAATGGGAAGATTTTACTTTACGTGGTAAAATGACAATAACCGACGATTATACAAGAAGTGTACATACGCATGATTATATTGACTCAATAACTATGAATCAATATATTTGTATTGGGGACAAACGATATCACGTAGATCAAACCGTATTTGAATACGGAGATGCCGGTGATACTATTCGATTACGTGTAGAAGGATGTTTTCTGGAGGTAGGGACATATGTGCGAATTGGATGAGTATGGAATCATTAGATATATTGTCGACACTGGGGATAAAGTAATGTCTATATTGCTTAATGATATTGCAGAAGAATTGGACAATGAAGACGATACTCTTCTTATGAAAATTAAGAAGGATAAGATTCCAATTTATGAGGCACTGTGGGACGCTGATCCAGCACAATCAGCAGAGTATATTCTCGTCAAGGGTATTAAATTCTATGTTAGTACATGGATCCTTGATGACTACATATATTTTCAAGTGGATATATACACAACTAAGAGTGGTCTCGTGCTATATCTTGACTCCCATAGACCAGATAGATTATATGATATGGATTGGTTTATTGCAAACAAATGCTTGGTAGGACATGATGGTGGATTCTTAAAGCGTAATTATCGAATGTTTTCGAAATGCTGCATCAATTTCTACGGAGCCCGAAAGGTATTTAACATCAATCATTCCATAATTCATGATTGGTATGGATTTGAGAAGCATATTGCAAACTCATACTTGAATAGTTCGCAGAAAAAACAAGGCTCTTAGTGAAAGGAAGGTAAAACAATGAAAGATATTGATGAATTTATTTATGCGGTAGCATTCGACAGTTTAGAAGGGGAGATCGAGAAAGAAAAACTCAAACTCCGAGACGCAAAAACTGAGGAAGAACAAAACGCTGTTGAAAAGCGATTGGCACGACTTATTGCGCTTCGTAACGAAGAGATGAAGCACAAGGTTAAACCGATTGACTTGTTCAATGTAGCGGTTAATGGACTTGCTGGTATTGCGGTTCTTGGTGTGGAGCACACTGGAATCATCGCTTCTAAACTCTGGAATCCTATCCAGAAAAAACTATTCAAATAATCACCAAAGGGGTTTACCGCCCCTTTCATTTTTTTTCTAAAAAAGGAGAAACTATAATGTCTAAACCTCATTACAAAATTGTACAAAACAACGACCTTTCACTAACCGTGTTCAGCAACGACGAAAAACTACTTTCAACAACACGTGAACGTTGGTTATATATGATGCACAATTGTAAAGCATTTATCCCTGATCATATTATGGATCGTCACAAATTCAAAACTCGTCGATTCTTGATTACTGAAATCAGTACAGTTGATAAGATCGATGAAGATGACAAGTACCTTTATGTCTTCGATGCTAAGACTATGGAAGTACCAAACGACAAATCTATTTTCCACACAATCCGAGACCACTATAAAGGAGGAGAATAATGGCGACACCTATCGTTAAGACATCCGCCGAATTCAAAGACACAGTCACGTCCATTATTCGAGCGATGTCTTTGGACGAGTTTCTACTCGTGCCTAAACAATATATCGAGGAGGGAATTAATTCCTGGCTCGGTAAGAACGATAAGGGTGAGTGTCCTGCACAAGAGGATTACAAAGCTTATTATCAATTCATCATGACAATTCCACCAGAGATGCACGTCTTAGACATGGACTTATATTTCTTACGGGTTGCTAGACGCATTGTTGATAATATCCTATTGGCGATGCTCGAGACATCGTACTACAAATCTGTATTTGAATACGCAGATGCAGAGAAAGAACAATACAATCTTATTTATGAGGTTACATCAGATCTCCTTGATCGAATTGAGGAAAATCAAGATGGTAGCCGCGTATTTAAGAATACCAAACAGCTCCGTGAGGAGTTTGAGAAGTACTATTCGGAGGTACTAGAGGATGCGTGAAAGGGAGGGTTATCGAAAATCTACCCTGGTATTGACTAAGGTGGAATTTGATGACTATATTGTTACGAGTATTCGTAAACTTCCTCTCAAAGAGTTATTTTTCATCGACGATTGGTATATCGATCGCTTGATTACAAATTGGCGACGGACGAGTTTAGATTCTGAGTATCGTAAGTATATCGCAGGGTTGCTTACGGTACCCAAGAATGTACAGTTATTAGACATTGATCTATTATTATGGTTTGTCGTCAGAAAGATCGTCGATGAATTAATTATATCTCTTGCTGAGGGATTTTACTATGATGAGATGGAGAGTGTTATTGGTGAGAAAATTCACTTCGAACCTTTCAATCATCATAAAGATGCTAAGGTTGACGACCATAAGGTTCGTTATTTCTTAGACGTGCTGGATACTGTGTATGGCCGAGTCGATAAAGGCCATGACACTTTGAGCTGGATTCGGGAAGTAGTTGACCCGAACTATTTATATTAAAGGAGAAACTATATGCGTAGCTGGATTAAAGACCCTATTTTGTTGAAAGATAAAAACTCTTTAGGAATCGTATTTCTATTCAAGACAATGGTATATGACTATATGTATGCCGATTTGGATCCTATTGAGAAATCATGCGTTACATATATTCTTGTGAATTGGCGAAACCTTGTTGAGACTACGGCTGTCGCTCAAGATCTTGAAGATATTGTAAACAAATTCATTGAAGCAAATCCAATACAGGTAATGAACGATCTTATTACCGCTATCGCCAATGCTGAAATGATCTCAGAACGAATCCAATGGATGGCGGAGATCGTGTGATCCGCAGAAATTACACGCACCATAATGAAACAAAATTAAAGGAGGACAAATAAATGTCAAAAGAAGTTTCAAAAAATAATGTTGAGGAAACTGTTAAAGATACAGTTGTAGATACTATGGAACAAGCTCAAGAAGCTGTTACCAACAAAGAACCGGAAATTACGGTTGGGGAAATTGAGAAGAAATCATTTTGGAAACGCCAAGCTGATCGCTTCGCTAAATACCGCAAACCGTTGATCCGTGTCTTGGAGGTTACTGCTGTTGCGGTTGTTTGTGGAGCTATTTACAACGCTACTAAACAAACAGATAACGAAGACGTTATTGATGGCGACTTTACACGTTTGGATGACGAAGAATAAATGTTTCAAAGAATAAGGGGTTTACACACCTCTTATTCTTTTTTGTTTTAAAGAAAGGAGAATCTAGCGAATGAGAGTTTTAGCTGGAGCCATTATGTTAGCTGTTGTTGGGGCGCTACTAAGCGCAATGATCTATACAATGTTTATTGTATTTTTTGAACTGGATCCTCGATTTGCAGTTTGCTTCACCGGCTCTATTCAGGGCATTATTTTGTTCATGTGGGGATACATGGCTAAAAATAACGCTAGTAAATAATTTATGGCAGTAATTTTAGAGGACTATGGAGTGGTAAAGGTTAAAAACCATCTACCAAACCATTACACATTTGTCATCCCTTTGGATGGTCCTCGCGATATCGCGTTGGCGGATATTGCGACTGAGTTGAACGTCTATCATAATATGATGATGTTCCAGGGTGAGCGATATTATGCTGTATCCGGAGTACAGAAGCATATGGAAATGGATGATGCACGATGGATCGCAACTATAGAAAGTAGGAGAATTGATGGGTAATAAAAAGACTGAATATGATAAAGTCAAATTGCGAACAGCGAATGTAGGAGACCAAGAACTAACCGAGAAACATATTCAACCAGTAGCCAAGGGTAAAATTGAAAAGCCTGGTGTTGGTAAATGGTTTAGCAATGTGTTATTTGGTGAAGAAGGTTTCCGTGGAGCTGCTACACATATGGTACAAGAAGTTATTGTACCGTCTATTCAAAACACCGTGGCTGATGTATTAGTCACCGCTGTTCAGCGAGCTATTTTCGGTGATGACTATATTCACCGTCGAGCAAACGTAGGATCGTTCTGGGGACGTGGTAATAACGTAACCCGTATGGACACATATCGTGGCGGTAAGCAAACCGACTACACTAAAAACTTTGCACGTCGGAATACTCGAGCTAGTAATATTGTAAATGATATTGCATTCGAGACTCGACAAGAGGCACAGGAAGTATTTAATGTACTACTGGCAAACCTCAATCAATATGATGTAGTTACTGTTGGAGATTATTATGAACTCACAGATAACGCTGCGTCATTTACCGATCACTCATACGGCTGGTCTGTATCAAGCGGTGGTCTAAACGGAGCACGTATTGTTGCTGCGCGTGGTGGAGGATACAAAATCCAATTCCCACCACCAGTGGAGGTGTAATATGAATAAATTTGAACCGTATTTCAATCCTTTGGTAAGCATTTTTGTATGCGTTGTCATATGGTTACTGTATGGTGCTTTAATGTACGGAGGTATTTGTCTAACCGAAGGTTACCTATACTTACAAGTATCATTTGGAGCATTATGGTTCTGTGTATTCTTATTAACCTCATTAGCCATCGCCGTGGAATTTGGCGAAATACAAAGGATTAGGAAATTAAGAAAACATGAGTAACCATTGGAATAGGATAATGTCACAAGGTCTAGTAACCGCGGACATTGCTAAGCTAAAACGTATTGTCGGTCATATGGACACCATTGACGAAATGACTTTACGTGATTTTAAGGTACTTCTGGATTTTCCAGAAGACAGATTTGACGAGCGAGATCATGATTATATCTGGCTCAAATCTAAAGTAGACATTAGACCATTACACGATGGATCTAAATGGGAAATCTGCTGCAAATTTAGAAGAAAAGAGGCATAACTATGCGTAGTTGTTTGGGAACTTTATTCTTATTGTGTACACCACCATTCGGTTGGTTCGTGCTGGCTTATCTTTGGGTAAGAGGAGAGAGGTAAATGATTAGAAAGTTTTTTAAAGCTTTACTACTTTCATTACCTATTATGTTAACCCACATTATATTGTTCTATGGCTTTATTTTCTTTAAAGCATTTGAAGCATGGACATTCGTGTGGGTTATTTTCGGGCTATTCTTCTTATTTGAGCTGACAATCGCTGCACTAGTATTGGAGGCTGCTTATGAAAGTAGACGTAAAACTTAATGTTATATTGCTCATGGACGATATTTACATCGACACATTCCATGACGTAGACAATATTTCACAGTCGGACGATGGTAATGTATATACTATTTCCGTCGACGGACATAATTACATATTTAAAATTACTGATGGGTTCAAGGTTTATCCATTCTATGATATTCCTGAATTCACATTTAGTCATCAAAGAAAAATGGCTATCAATGACGCAGTTGATAAGCTAATGGAGGAGTTATATGCGACTTAGAATTTATCCCAAAGGGGATCAGCGTCCGTTGTTATTTGAAAAAGTGGAAAACGTAGATCTACATATTCATCAGCATGATTGGAGTGTAACGTTCAATCATATTGATCATATTAACAAAAACAAAGCTTGTGTGGCTACAAGTCATTTTTCAAGTGTCAACAGTTCAGGACTCACATTCCTATACGAGAATAGCGAAGACTATAAATCGTTTAAGGAAAATGTTCGAATCAATCGTGGTTAAGAGAAAAGGAGAAACAAAATGAAATTACCTAAAATTGATATGAAAGCTATTAAAGCTGCTACTAAAACTACATATAATACCGCTAAAATCTTGGGCAAAAAGTATGCGCCTGTTGTTCTAGTTACTACTGGACTTGTTGGTTATGGTGTTGCCGTATATCAAGGTATTAAATCTGGTAAGAAACTCGAAGCTACTAAAGCTAAATACAAAGCTAAAGATGCTGCTGGTGAAGAATACACTCGTATGGAAGTTATTAAAGACGTAACTAAAGACGTTGCCGTACCAGTTGCTATTGCTGTCGCATCCACTGCGGCTATTGGATTGGGATTTGCTATCCAAACAAACCGTCTTAAAGCTGTATCTGCTGCCCTTACTGCAGTTACAGAAGAACATGCTCGCTACCGTCTACAATGTAAAGAAGTCTTAGATGAAGAAACATTTAAGAAAATTGACACGCCAATGGATCAAGTAACGATCGAAGAAGATGGCAAAGAGGCACAATCATTCGTTCCTAAGGAAGGATTGATGTATGGTAACTGGTTCAAATATTCTGCGAACTACGCATCGGATAGTCCAGAATATAACGAACAATGGATCCGTGAATCTATTCGTGTGTTAGAAGAGAAGATTGCACGTAAAGGTGTATTGAATTTCTCTGACATGTTGGATCAACTAGGCTTCGATGTGCCTAAGGCTGCTCTACCATTCGGTTGGACAGATACTGATGGATTCTATATTGAATACGATATTATGGAAGTGTGGAATGCAGAAGAACAAATGCATGAGCCTCAAATTTATGTACGTTGGAAATGCCCTCGTAACTTATATGCTACAACAAACTTCCGGGATCTAATTCCTGGTCGAAAGGAGATCGCATAATGAATAAATTGGTCAAAGTATTATTAGGTGTTGCAGGTGCAGCTGGCGTCGGTTACGGCGCCTACCGCATTTACAAATGGTGGAAAGAAGAGGAAGAGCTTGAGGCTGACGGGTTATCTTATGATGAACTCGTAGCTGCAGCCGAAGCTAAGCAATTGGAAGAAGAAGCTAAAGAGCGCGAGGCTCGTATGATTGAAAACGAGAAACACCTCCGTGAATTAGAAGGCCTTCCAGATGACGGGCTAGATTGGTTCAAGACAGAAGACGGATTTATTCGTCGTACATTGAGCCCATATGAGATCAACTTTGGCCCTGAATACGATCCTCTTACTGAGGAAATCATTCAAGAAATGAATCTTGATGGTGAAACATTCGAATACGTTCAGAAATTGGACGTAGACAAAACTCGTTTCTATAATTATCGTGAGGCTGATCGTCCTATCCGCGATATTCTTGAGTCAGTTGAAGACATGGCACGTCAAATTGCCACATTGAAAGGAGCAGATATGGAACACGATCGTCTTATTTATGACAAAAACACATCCGATGCGTACGATTACTACAAAGCCCTCGTTCTAGATCGATATGGCATCACTGATAAGAATCTCCGTCGGGATCTTATTGCATTGTTCTCATGGGAATTCCTTCCTAGCAAGACTAAGGTCGGTGACTGGGGACGTCGTGAAGATATTATTGCTCGTCGTATTGAGTACTTTACGTTTGGCAACACATACATTGATTTCGCGTCTGTTGCTGAAGCTATTCTCGAATACGCCGACCGCTTATCCACAGACACTGGTGATGTCGGTACTGTACAAGAATTCGCTGGTTGGATTGTAGAGACTCTTAGTCTTGACTTCGAGTCTGATATCGATCCAGTAATCCACGATACTCTTGTCTCATATATTGAGCATGACCGTGGAAGCAAGCGGGCAAATGATGATGGTACTTATGGACTATTCCATATCTCCAAAGAAGACTACGACAAAGCCGAATCACTATATCGTGAATGCGGCGTAGCCATTGGTGATATCTTGAATGGTAAATTGGAACCTGAACTATATGTGTACGACATGGAGGAAGAAGATGACGATGAATAATATCGTCTCTGGTATCGTGCGAGGGTTTAAGAAGCTTATGACTTCTTTTGCCCTCTTTATTCTTCGTAAGAAGTGGCATGAGAAATTGCCGGAGAATACTAAAAAGAAAGTAAACAAATGGGCAGTTAACTATGTCTGGAAAAACAAACTAATCCTCAACCAATGGGTTAAACCTAGAAAAGGTGGACACTGGTGGGATAATATTCCAGCAGATAACAGTCTTGATCCTGGCATGAAGTCATATTACTCAGAATGCTATGGTGTGTTGCACTACCTAATGGGTTCTGAGGAACGTTTTGACTTCAACGGTATGGTTATTCTACATAATGCTACTGGTGTACTGCAGGATAAGTTGGACATGATGAGCATGCACAAATTCTTCTGCGTTAAAACACCCGAGTTGAAGGATCCTGTTATTTGTGTTATTCGTGACCGTGATCATTCTTTTGAGGAATTTGTTGTAACTATGTTGCACGTTGATAACGGAGCGAAAGCAATCCATTGGATCAATTCATACTGTGATATCTATTCCATGTATCGTCAAGAACAAACTAATGCTCCTGCGGTATATACTTTTGGAGATAATAACACAGTGACTGAGGGACTGGGATTATATATTCCCGAGAAGATGTTTAAATAGGAGGACGCCATGGGTATTGAAAACATTGGGATCCTCAAACCATTTAGTGAACCTGACTATACAGAAGAGGCCCTCAAATACCGTGGGTCTTTTCTAATGCAGGCTCTGACTGAGTGCATCTATTTTAAACCACTTGATCCAGAAATCAATTTATCAAAAATTGCCCGGGGTGGGATTTTACATCGAATTCGGAATTCTCCAGGCGTAAACATTTATGTTCCTGGGTATTGCAACGTAATGGTTGGATATTTCACAAACAAGCTTTGGCGTATACCATTTCCTTACCTATTGTTATCTGAGCGTAACCGTGACTTGAGAATGTTCATATTCTCGGAAGCTGCTGCGATGAAACAATTCCTTATGGATATTCGTAACTCCAAGACCAAATTCGATAACTATATCGCTGAAGGACTTGGTAAAGGATATTTCGTATCTATCCGCTTACAACACGACAGTTCTACAAATTGTTATGTACCTCAGCACGGATACAAGATTCCATATATTAGTGGATACAAAATTCCACCTCACTCACAAATTACAGACGAGTTATTTAACTCACGTATTGACGGACGCTTTAATTGGCCGGATGTATCTGATATTGACTACAACAGTCACTACGGGTTATATTCCAAGACAAAAAGCAGTCTACACTATACTCCTAAGGATTTATTACTTATGGAGCACGACATTTTAAACACATGCATCGACATTGTTAAAGGAGAACATAATGACTACAATTAAACTTGACATCACTCGAGTACCAGTATTGAAAACTAAACACTTCAAAAAGCAAGCGGAATTCATCAACGCAATCAACCCAGGTTCTTATGGGTCTAGTGAATACGACCAACTCGAATTGAATCTCAGCACAATGATGGACTACCTTAAATACGGTGGTAAAATTACGGTTGCTATGTTGCGTCAAATGGCAGGTAAGAAGATCGAAGCTAAAGACCATTTCTTTGGTTGGGATATTGATGTATTGTCACAATTGAAGATTTCTGATGACGAAACTATTGAATTCCCGCTTATTTTCTGTAAACAACTAATGGAACCAAATGCTGATATCTTCTCGTACAAACGTCTAGATACAATCAGTTGTAAAGGGGCACATGTTGATAAGGAAACTATCGACCGTGGAGCAGCATATTTAAACGATATGTTGGAACTAGGCATCTTCAATCATGCATTCGTCGACGATATTTTGAACTTGAATAAATAGGAGGAACCTATCATGAATAAGGGGCAGGGAGTAGTTTATATTAACTATGTGGATGAAAAAGTTTCACATGGAATGAATGGACATGCGGTTAATGTTTTCTTTGATGTCTACGATTTTGATATAGACAAAGAATCTAAAGTGGTATATATTGATGTACGGAATGAGAGTTATTCTAAGATCACTATAATTCCACTAAGTAATGTCGGTTTGATTGAATTTTTCCCTAAGAAAACCGATTTCCTCAACGCATATCCAGTAGTTAAAAAGATGGAAGAAGGAGAATAGAGTAATGAGTAAAGCAGGTATCGATATTATTAAAGAATTCACAAGCAACGATTATAAATGTGTGGTTAAACGCATTTCCTATGAACCAAGTGTTATCCGAGAACATATGCGCAATCATCCAGGTATTGATATGTCCGGTCGTGCTTGGTGGTATGCTGGATACGTATATATTCCACAAGGAGACAAATTCTACAATGCAGACATTGACGCTCTTGAAGATGTTGATGATTTCATCCATGGTGGAATTACATATCTTGAGAATGAAGACGGTTGTACAGTCGTAGGATTTGATTGTGGTCATCGTTGTGATAATGATAATACGAATTCATTGGATTTCGTTGTCCCACATCTTCACGCCGTTGCAAACATTCTTCGATATGCTAATGAGAAAGGGGAGTAAGATCATGCCATTTACAGTAGAAGTATATGATAGCAAAACTGGGGTTTGTGTTGACCGAATCCCTAATGTGGTTAGTATTCGTACTGAGGGCGATTTCTATTTTATCTATCCTAGTATTGAAGAACCAGGTAATCGTCATCGAACATTCCGTATAATCGATACAGAATTGACTACGAAATCATTCTTAGGTAAAGGGAAGACACTGTCGGTTAAATTGCATCACGATGAATTCCCTAATCTATTTCCAAATGTATGTGGTTATAGGAAAGTTGATTCTCCAGATGGACGAGAAATGCTTAGGGTTGAGTATCGTCCTTGGGGACAAGATCGCATTTACTCATATATGATGTCACTTGGTATGATCGATTATTGGGAGGAACAATAACATGAAAAATCACTATACGCTTGTAATTATTCGTAAGGTTGGTGATCCACGTATCGAAACAATTCATGACAAGGTGGATAAAATAGAATTCGTCGGAAACGAATTACACGTTGTGTTAACGAATGGAGTAGTTCATCATTATCCAGCTAGCACGTATGTATTCGAGTTGATCGACTCGTTGAATTACTATAACAATAAACCGTTCACTGTATTTTTCGTAGACGGATCTAGCAGAACATTCCCAAACACACGTGATGTTCAAATTACTCATTCTAAGGGTAATGAAGACTCTATGACTATTATATGGGACGAACGTGAAGATTGTAGAACAGTTACCCATTTCCCTATGCATACAATCGCAACATATTCTGGTGAGGAGAAGTTAGATGCTAGATAGAACATTTAAATTTGTGTATGTGTCATACAAAGACGGTTTGCCTAAACCTAATGAAGCGTTTACTTTAGTTACCGATATCCAATATTACAATGATTATATTGTTATCGAATACTATAAGAAGCCAGATAAAGTTAGCTCTACCATAATCATGACTACTCATATTGGTGGTATTGCTGTGGAGGAGTTAAGTAAATACGACGCCGAACGTGAATGGGTTAAAATGAACAACGCAGTATGCGGTCATGACTTCACTCGAATTAAATTCTGGCCATTTGATGGCGAGAAAAGTGAAATCCATATTTACCCTCGCTATGGTAGAAGAGATGGTACTCACTTGGTATATACTAATGTTCTAGGAATCGAACGAAAGTGGAATCATGAGATCAAATCTAATGAAATTTATGTTCGTACTGTTGAACGTAATGACTATGACGGATTTAGTAATATTGATAAAATCATGATCATTCCTGAATCAGATATTAGTAAATTCATTATCCAACGCGCTGATCACGAAGACCTTGTTATAAATGTAAACGGAGGAACATACAGAAATGACTGATAAACTAACACCAAAATCAATGGAAGACCAATACAAACACCAACTTGAGACCTTCAAACGTAAAAATCACGACTACGGGAACTCATTTGAGAAGAGTTTAGACACGTTCGGATTGGTGGCTAGCATCGTCCGTATGAACGACAAATTCGAGCGCTTATTATCACTCACACAAGGCAAAAAAGACGCTCTAGTGGGCTCTGAGAGCCTTGTAGACACCTTAGAAGACCTGTCTAACTACGCTGCTATGGCTGCGTGTTATTTGAAGGGCAAACATGCGGAGGATTGGAAGGATGCTCGCTTAAAAGAGATTGATCATGCTATTGATGCGACTAAAATTAAAGCTGGTATTTCTAGTCAAAATGGAGTCTCATCTTTTGATCTTGAGAAGGGTGATATCATGGTTAAACCTGAAAAGATCCAACATCCTAAACAATTTATTCACAATGTTACAAAAGATATCATAGCTACCGTTCGTATGAAGGAGAAAAAGAACGAACTTCTTGTCTATATGGATATCTCCGATGACGCCGGGCGTATTGCCAAATGCGCTATTGACAACAACATCTCACAACTAGATGTCATGGAAATTGTTAATGATAAATGTGTACAAAACAAACTTTCTCTAGAACTTATCGGATTTATTGAGGGGGTTATTCTTCGACACATCTATTACATGAAGAAAAGTCGTGGTTTGGCTAATGCTTTGGATAATCACAAAATTGACGCTAGTAAAATCAATACTGGTAATGTCGATATTGAATCTAAGAATGTCGTAGTCCGTAACCTTGTTCCTAAATCTCTTGAGGATATTAAAAAGGATAAAGTCAGTGAACGTATTGATGCGATCCTTGAAGATATTCGGAAACAGACTGGTGGGGTTATTTCTAAGGAGATTGTTCGTTCGCGTCCATTTATTCACAAGCCTAATACCTACATCAAACTCGACCTAGAACCATATCTTGAAGAGATGCGTAAGCGTCGTGAAAAAGAGGTCGGTGAGAAGACTATAGATGAGTTACTTGCTGAGCATAACGCTGCTCTAAAGAAATCTAGGGATGATATCGATATGATGTTGGACGCTATGGCTAGTGGACAACTCGTGAGTCGTGTTGTAGATAATGGTGATGGATCATTTGTGGCATATTGGGAAAAGGCTGGTGAGGAAGATGACTGTGGACAATAGAATACCATCGCATCGCATCCTTATATGGAGTTGAATGGTGTGACTGTGTATGTTGAAGATACGCTCCCAAATAAACTTAGAGGGACTGATGGATTTACAGGTGGTTCGTATGGCATTGGTCGTGTAGATGACTTAGACGAATTGATTTATGGTAGGAGCAAACGAGATGTCAAAAAGCATTGATTTCAAGGTCTTTAAAGATCATAATTGGGTTGGTATTACGTATGTCAAAGACAGTATTGGACAGATCCAAGGGTTCAAATTCATGTATAAAGGGCCTGAAAAGCTGAAAGATACGTATGAAAAAGGCCAATATTTCCGTGCAGAAGTCCTCGGATTCGAGTATGATTTGGTATTTGAGAGGGACTTTTGGCATGATTTAGACGATAAAACTAGCGAATATGGGCTAGAATTTAGGATTATTTGGTAGGAAATTCCCCCAAGATTTTTTTGGGGGTTTTTACTGTCCCACCATTTTTATTATAGTATTTTGGAAGTCGGTCGAGAAGATTGTCTAGAAAAAATGGGGTAAAATGGTCGAAAATACCTCAAAATCCCAAAAAACTGGGTGTACTGTATATTGTTGTTGAACCAGTTAAAATTTTAACTTATATATAAAACAATGGGTATTTGGGGGCGAAATTTGGGATCACGGGGGACATATAATAGCAACAGGAGGTATAAATGGATTTTTTAGACGTTTCCGTCAAAAGGTTCACTTCCAATAACAGATCATGTGATTATGAGGTATCACCAGACTTCGTTTTTGGCGATGCCAAAGATTTAGTTGTAAAAGGTGGTAAATTCTATGCTTATTGGAATGGAAACCGATGGGACACATTACAGAGAAACTTATTTCACGATATTGATAGTCTATTGTGGAGTAAAGCAAGAGAACTTCAAGAGAAGAGTCCCGGACTAAGAATTGAAGTAAAAGAAATTCGGAGAGCATCTGCTGGTAAGTTCCGATTATTTATTGACTATTGTAAAGTAACCGAACAATGTGATATTCCATTTAACCAAAAAGTATTGTTCGCGGATCATAAAATGCAACGAAGAGATTATGCAACAACTCAATTGACATATTCTCCGACTGAAGGTGAACCAGAAGCTTTCAAGAAATTGATTGGTACGTTATATGATCCAGAAGAACTTGATAAAATCCTTTGGTTTATGGGGGCCTTATTCACCAATAATATGTACCAGGTAGAGAAGTTCATGTATTTGTATGGATCGAAAGGTAGTGGTAAAGGAACTGTACTCAAGATATTCAGATGGTTGTTTGAAGAATATTGTGGAACTATTGATTTAAAACTGTTGACAAGTAATGATCCATTCGCAACAGGACAAATTAAAGAGGTTCCATTGTTGATCGATGAGGATACTGACATCAGTCATATTTATAACGACACTCCGTTATTGAAACTGACGAGTCATGAAACCATTTCAGTCAACCAAAAGTACAAAGAACAATACGATGTTACATTTAGCGGTTTGCTTATTACTGCATCAAACCAACGATACAAAGTTCGAAATGTTGATTCTGGTATTACTCGACGTGCCGTGGTTGTAAATCCAAGTGGAAACAAAGTCAGTCATAAGGAATATAATTCTTTGATGAACCAAATCAAATACGAATTACCTTATATTGCCAATATGGCTATCAAACGTTTTGAACAATTAGGATTCGATTTCTTTGACGATTACTTTGATGTTGACATGGCCGAGCAGACAGACCATATCTTCGATTTCGTTCGAAGTGAAGCAATGCAAATGAAAGACGGTATTAGTCTTAAACAAATTTCAGAGCTTTACAAGAATTATCTTGAAGACATGGGATGGAAAACCGAGGGTTATAAAGCTACGATTAAACGCGAAGCTCTAAGATACTTCGATACGATGGTTAAAGACACAATCGTCGATGGCGTTCGTATTAAGAATTTCTTCAAAGGGTTCCGATGGTCTGTAGCATTTCCTGAAGGTTTGGTCGATGGTATGGATATTCCCGAAGACGAAGTTAAGGATTGGCTCGATTTAGCTTACCACAATGAGGTATTCAATAAATTGGCTGCCGATTATCCTGCTCAACCATCTTTGGAGAATGGAAATCCATCTCAGAAATGGGATGATGTTGTTACAACGCTAAAAGAAATTGATACGCGTAAATTACACTGGGTAAAAGTCCCACTACAACATATTATTCTCGACTTTGATATCAAGGACGAGAACGGAGAGAAAAGTCTGGAATTAAATAAAGAGGCTGCGTCGAAGTATCCCCCGACATATGCTGAAGTATCTAAATCCGGCAAAGGTATTCACCTGCATTATTTATATGATGGTGATGTGAATTTATTAGACAACGTCGTTGAAGACAATGTCGAAATTAAAGTTTATAAGGGAAAGGCGTCTTTACGGCGGATTGATAATGCATCGAACAATCTTGAAGTATCTCATATTTCGTCGGGACTGCCGATGAAAGAGAAGAAGGAGACAGCGATGTATGAAAACGTAAAAGATATTACCTATACCGAGAAGACTCTCCGTAAATTTGTTAAGAAACAACTGGGACTTATTCCAGGAGAGAAACCGAGTCATGCGAATACTAAACCAACAATCGATTGGATATCTCATGAGATGCATAAAGCATATGACATGGGGTTGAAATACGATTTATCAGATTTGAAACACTCGGTATTTCTTCGAGCATTACAATCAACCAACAATAAAGATTATTGCTTGGACGTATTTATGAAGATCCCTTGGTCTTCGATGCGAGATGACGATGGGAAGACTGAAACCGAGTTGACAACAGGGACTAAGATCGTTGCTAAAGAAGAAATCGTATTCTTTGATATCGAGGTCTATCCAAATTTATTTGTCGTTGTTTGGAAGAAGTATGGTGAAGACGAATTCGTTCGTTGGGTAAATCCATCTGCAGACCAAATTGAATATTTGTGTTCGTTTCCATTAGTCGGTTTCAACAACCGTCGATACGATAACCATATTCTCTACGCTCGTTTACTCGGAGGGACAAACATGGAGTTATTCCGACAGTCCCAAAGAATTATCAACGAGAAGAATGCGAAGACTGGTATGTATGCTGCAGCTTATGAATTGAGCTATGCTGATATTTATGAGTACGCACAAAAGAAACAGTCGCTTAAGCGTTGGGAAGTTGATTTGGGAATTAACCACGTCGAAATGGAAATCCCTTGGGATCAACCAGTACCTGACGAATTGGTAGACACTGTTGTCGAATACTGTGTCAACGACGTAATGGCTACTGAGAAAGTATTTGATGCTACATATGCTGATTATGTTGCTCGCGAAATCCTGGCGACTATTTCCGAAGGATCTATGAATGCAACAAACAATCAGCTTACAGCGTTATTTATCTTTGGACAAGATCCTCGTCCACAAGACAAATTCAATTACGTAGACTTGAGCAAGACATTCCCAGGATACGAATACAAATTCGGTAAATCAACATATCGTGGATTCGAAACTGGTGAAGGTGGATTTGTATATGCCGAGCCTGGTGTATATAAAGACGTTGTTCTTGATGACGTTGAGTCAATGCACCCGAATAGTTTAATCAATATGAATTACTTCGGCCCATATACTCAACGATATGCTGACTTGCTTAAAGTGCGCGTGTTGCTCAAACATAATAAAGTCGATGAAGTTAAAACTATGTTTGACGGTAAGTTGGCTCCATTCGTGGAAAATCCAGAATACCGTAAACCATTGGTTTCTGCTTTGAAGATTGCTATCAACTCTGTTTATGGAATGACATCAGCATCGTTTGATAATAAATTCAAGCACAAAGACAACATCGACAATATTGTTGCTAAGCGCGGAGCTTTATTTATGGTCGACCTTAAATTCTATTTGGAAGAACAAGGTTATCAAGTTTGTCATATTAAGACGGACTCTGTTAAAGTTCCAAATGGTGATGCGAAAGTTGTTAAGCTTATTGATGAATTTGGTAAGCGGCCTGAATACAACTATAAATTCGACCACGAGCATACATATAAACGTATGGCGTTAATTAATAACGCGGTTTATATTGCTCAATTGGAAGATGATAGTTGGTCACCGACTGGCGCAGAGTTCGCTAATCCATATTTACTCAAACGGGTTTGGACAAAAGAAGAATTGACCGATCAAGATTTCTTTATCACTAAGCAATCCAAAGGTCATATTTATCTTGGAGACGAATTCGTTGGTAAGGTTGCATCTATTTATGCTTCTAAGACAGGATCAGAGTGTCTATGGACAGAAGATAATGAGAATTTCAAATCTGTCACCGGAACAAAAGGATTCAAATTCAAACAAACGTCGGAATTTGATTATGAAGATATCGATTTCGACTACTATGATAAAATTGCTATCGCTGGTTTGAAGAAAATCATGAAGGTTGGAGACATCAACGCGATTGTCGACGAAATGCCTAAAGATTATATCGAACCACTTGGACTAAATGAAGAACAACCCGAAGAATTGGCTGCCTAACTTTTTGGGCAGTCGCTCGGGGTTTGTAAAAACTTCGCAGAAATTACATGGCACATAATAGAAAGGAACAAGAAAATTCAACGATTTTCGCGCTCCTTTTATTTTTTGTTGCAATTTGTCAATCACGTCAAAATAGAAAGGGACATTATCATGACAAAATTATTACAAGCTTCTAATCACCAAATTATCCTCGAAGATGTTGAGTTTGCCTTTAAACCAAACTTCGAAGGACGAGAAGAACGATTTAATCGTGCGGGCGATCGTTATTTTAACGTGGTAGTATCTCCTGAAGATGCTCAAATCCTCGCTCAACAGTATGGTGTTAACATTAAAGTATGGGAGCCAAAAGCTCGGGATGACGATATGGCTAAAAAGATGGCCGAGAATCCTGATATGTATGAGCCTTTCCATTATTTTAAAGTTAAGGTCTACACTAAATTCTCTATTCCATCTATCGCACTCATTTTTGATGATGAAGAAGGAGTAAGTGATATTGATGTTCCTCTAGGAGCTCAAGATCGTCAGTTCTTGACAGAAGATCAATTTAAATTGATTGATGAGATGGAAATGTCGTGCGTCGATATGACTATCCGTCGTCGCGAACCAAGTGCCGAAGGGACTTACGCTCGTCTTGATTTGAAGAATGCGTATATTCACGTAGCTCCAAATCCACTTGAACGTAAGTATGGTTATTAATGATTGAGTTATATGACTATCAACGAAAGGCGGTTGATAGACTTCATAACGGTTCTGTATTGTGCGGAAAGGTCGGCTCAGGGAAATCCTTGACCGGCCTATTTTATTATATGGAGAACCATATAGACAAACCACTCTATATCATCACGGTCGCCAAGAAAAGGAATGACCGAGAATGGCATAGAGATTTCGAAGCCTTAGGAATTGATGGCGTTGTTGATTCCTGGAACAATATCGAAAAGTATACTGATGTAAAAGATGCATTCTTTATATTTGACGAACAACGCGCAATCGGTTATGGTAAATGGGGTTTAGCATTTATACATATTGCTCGTAAGAACAATTGGATTATGTTAACTGCCACGCCTGGTGATGTTTGGATGGATTGGATGTGTATTTTCATAGCCAATAATTTCTATCGAAACAAAACTGATTTTGTGGACCAGCATGTGGAGTACAATCCATATTCTAAGTTTCCTCAGATCAGACGATATCACAAGACCGATAAACTAGAAAGGTTCCGACGTTATTTGGCTGTTCCTATGCAAGATTTTAGGACAACCATTTTACATCGTAAGTATATTAATGCCGACTTTGACAAAGATTTATATAAATCTGTTGTTAAGAGTAGGTTTAATCCATATACTGAAGAACCTATTATGAACGCATCAGAATTCACGCAAGTGCTTCGTCGTATTGTAAATACAAGTGAGCGCCGTAGAATTCATGCGAAACAAGAGATTATGACTCGAGATAGAGTTATTGTCTTTTATAACTACACCTACGAGCTTGATATTCTCAAAGAGATTTGTCAAGAATTAGATAGGGCATATTATCAATGGAACGGTCAAAAGCATGAAGCTATCCCAGACGCTGAAACCTGGGTATATCTTGTGCAATATACGGCCGGAGCCGAGGGATGGAACTGCATTACTACTGATACGATTTTATTCTACTCGCTTAACTATTCTTACCGAATAATGGAGCAATCTGAAGGACGAATTAATCGAGTGAATACCTCCTTTAAAGATTTGTACTACGTTTACTTGAAATCCCCGGCTTCTATTGATGATGCTATCGAACGCTCCATTCGAAGCAAAAAGAAATTTAATGAAAGGAATTGGGTGGAGAGCACATGTCCAAATTGGAACGAGATTTCCAAAAGCAGTTGATCAAAGATATTAAGACACGGATCCCTGAAGCAATAGTTAAGAAGAATGATCCTAACTATATTCAAGGCATTCCCGATTTGTCTGTTGATGTCGGTCCATATTCCTATCATTTGGAAGTTAAGAAATCGGCAAAGGCACCGTATAGACCTAACCAAGAGTATTATTTAAATCATTATAATACAAATGGCGGTTGGGCCCGAACCATTTATCCGGAGAACAAGGAGGAAGTACTCAATGAAATGGAACAGACATCCAGAGTACGAGGGAAGACATTCCTTCCTTAGCGCTAGTCAGTGTCACTGGTTAAATTATACACCAGAGAAGATAATTAGCAGGTTTGAAAACGAACAGGCTAAACAACGAGGCACTGAGTTGCATGAATTTGCTAGTGAAGCAATTCGACACAAAATTAAATTACTGCCAGGTCACACTCACCCAGCAGTTGCTAATTTTGTAAATGACGCAATTGGTTATCATATGGATAGTGAAGTACTCTTATTTTACAGTCCATACGCATTTGGTACCGCCGATGCTATTCGTTATGATCCTCCTAAGAAAGATAATCCTCGCGGATTTCTTAGAATTCATGATTTGAAGACAGGCGTTACCAAACCTAAAATGGAGCAGCTATTAGTTTATGCTGCTTATTTCTGCTTGGAGTATGGTGTCAAGCCTGAGAAAACGGATTTCGAACTCCGTATTTATCAAGGTAATGACATCAAGACTTATATTCCTGAAGCAGAAGACGTGTATGACGTATATCATACAATTAAAGAGTTCTCGGGAATTCTTGAAAGTAAACCTAGATAGAAAGGATATTATTGATGAACTTGGAAGAAGCATATAATGATATGCTCGAACATAGAGGAACCCCGCACCAAGGTAGTATTCCACATAGTGGACGATACGCTTGGGGATCAGGCGAGAATTCTTTTCAGCGGGCTACTTCATGGTCCGACAGAGTTGTTAAATACAGGCGATCGGGATTATCTGATACGCAAATTGCGATGAAGCTTGGTATTACAACCACTGAGTTCCGTAAACGGAATAATATTGCCAAGCATGAGATTCGATTACATAATATTAGTCGAATCCAAGAACTTGCTGATCAAGGTTTAGGATCTATCGAGATATCTCGTAGGACTGGTATTCCTGAATCAACCGTTCGTATGAATTTGGATGTGAAAGTACGTAATAATGTAAATCGCATGGAACAAATCAAGACCGATATTAAAGGTCTTATTGAAAAGAATCCATATCTGGACGTTGGTTTAGGTTCTGCACAACAACTCGGTGTGAACGAAAGTACTCTTAAACGTGCTGTACAACAATTGGAATCCGAAGGATATCACAAACATACAGTATATGTTAAGAATGCTACAAACGATGATCACTGGGTTGAAATGAAAGTGTTGACTAAGGAAGCTGACCCTGCTGTTGTTCGTGAACATAAGCATGAGATTACGCCTCCTCATATTCACACTGACGCCGATGGTAAATCCTCATTGGGATTGAAACCTATTCAACATATTGATTGGAAACGTGTAGGTATTCGATATGATGAACAAGGCGGTACGGATAAAGATGGTGTTATGGAATTACGTCCAGGAGTAAAAGACTTGGACTTAGGTAAATCCAGATACGCTCAGGTTCGTATTGGTGTAAACGGAACCCATTATTTAAAAGGTATGGCTGTTTATGGAGATCCAAAAGACTTCCCTAAAGGTGTCGATGTTATTTTCAACACCAACAAGAAGCAAGGAACTCCTAAAGAAAAAGTTCTTAAACCTTTAAAAGATGATCCGGATAATCCATTTGGTGCAACGATTAAGAAACAAGCTGGAGCTATTAATAAAGTTAATGAGGAAGGCGATTGGAATTCTTGGTCGAAAACATTATCTTCACAATTCTTATCTAAACAACCACCAGCTTTGGTTAAAGGTCGTATTGAAAAGACATACGATAAATTAAAGAAAGAGTTTGAAGAGATAAATGCCTTAACAAATCCGGTAGTCAAGAAAGTTATGATGCAGGATTTTGTTGATGGTCTTACTGTTAAACGACAACATCTTAAAATGGTTGGGTTTGACAGAATGAAAGGACAAGTATTATTACCTTTATCTGGTATTAAAGCTAATGAAGTATATGCTCCTAACTTTAAGAATGGAGAAAAGGTTGTACTTGTTCGTTATCCTCACGGTGGTATTTTCGAGTTACCAGAATTAACTGTTAATAATAAACTTGATAAAGGTCCAGCTAAATTCATGAAGGGTGCAAAAGATGCAATCGGTATTGATTCGTCTGTAGCATCTAAATTATCTGGTGCCGATTTCGATGGCGACTCAGTTATGGTTATTCCTAACAACAATAATGGAATTAAAACTAGTCGATCTTTAAAAGAATTAAAGAACTTCGATTCGAAAAGTTATTATACTCCTAAGCCACCAAAGATTGATACGCAAAAACAAATGGGTGTTGTGTCGAATCTTATTACTGACATGACTCTTAAAGGCGCATCTCAATCTGAAATTGCTAGAGCTGTTAAACATTCAATGGTTGTTATTGATGCGGAAAAACATAGCTTAGATTATAAACGTTCTGAAAGAGAGAATAATATTGATCAGCTTAAAAAGAAATATCAAGAACACTATGATGTTGTGACAGGAAAGATATCTAGCGGAGCATCAACTCTTATTTCTAGATCGAAGACCGACTATCGAGAGACCGAGTCTTGGTACAAGGAAAGAACTGCTGAAGAACTAGCTGCTAATCCTAGACTAGCACCTAGAATTAAGAAAACTAAAACTGTTTCATTTACTCCTAATGTTGATATGGTAGATGACGCCAAGAAACTAGGTTCTGGTACAGCTATCGAGAACATGTATGGTGATTACATCAACGCTCTTGGTAAGATGCGTACAAAAGGTGAGTCTATCATTAGCAAGACTCCTAACATGACTATGTCTAAGGATGCTAAAGTCAAGTACAAGACACAAGTTGAGTCTCTACAGAAGAAGCTTAACGACGCTTTGTACAACTCTCCTAGAGAACGTCAAGCTCAGCTCATGGCTAACAAGACCATTGCTGAGAAACGTACTCCTGACATGAGTAAAGACCAGCTCAAGAAGCTTAAACAACAGGCTATTGCAGCAGCCCGTGTTAAGACTGGTGCTGATGGTAAGTCTACACGCATCTCTATTGACGATGATGAGTGGAAAGCTATTCAATCTGGGGCTGTCTCTAGTAAGATGCTAACTGATGTACTACGATTCGCTGATAGTGATCGTGTTAAACAGCTTGCTACACCACGTGTAGAGAAGTCTATCAGTCTAGCTACTGCTAGTCGTGCTAAGACTATGCTTAGGAACGGCCACACCTATGCAGAAGTAGCTGATGCTTTGGGTATCAGTGTCTCTACTGTACAGGATCTATCATAGAAAGGAGGCCAATGTATGACATACACTACACAACCATTAGAGCATGTGGACTCTACTGAGCTCATGCCTGATGCTATGGCTGACGATCAAGTGACTGATGCTGAGTACGAACGTGAGACAACTGTTGATGCTATGCTAACAACATACGACAACCCTTACAACCCTTACGACAACTACGATGCATGGTGGCAATGGGACAAAGACAATGGTTACAACACACCAGAACTGTTAGCAATGGTTCTTGGTGACACATCAGATGTACTCGATGCTGTTGAGGAAGCTCAACGAACAGCAGTGGCCATGAACTGGATCATCGATGAAGGTCCGATTGAAGGTGTTTGGACAACAATTAAAAAGAATGTTTCAACACCCATTCGTCTTCCGACAACACAGTCCGGAATCGTGACATTCGAAAGTGAATAAAATCAAATACTTCGAGTGACACCCCCAGATTGAATAGCTTTCCACTCATCATCGTCAATAGAGATGCGTGTAGACTTACCAT